CAAGAATATCGACTACTTCGTTATATGGCATATAAATCACACGAGGTTCGGTGTCTCCAAGTTCAATGAATCTCTTGTTTGCGTAATAATACGAGGCAAGAACGCGACCCTTGTGTGCGTAACAAATATTGGTACTGCGATGATTCGGAGTGCCGAAACATTCATAGTTATAACCGGAACAACCGCCACAGCCCATTGCCACGGGGCATTCAAAACACTCTTTGGTTGACTGACTTTCGCGCGTAATAGCGTCCAACATAGTCTTGGTATCCTGCTGGTGTTTTGTCTTGTACAGTCCATCGAAACAATCGCCAAGGCACATCGGCGCAGCCTTCTCTTTACCGACCGAAATGGGAGCATACCGAATACACGGATAAGCTTTACCGTCAGGGGCAAAAGAAAGCATTGAACCAGTGCCACCACAGTAATTGCTATTATCGCTCGGAGCCATAGGATGCCCAGTATCGTCGTTCAACATTGTAATATAAACGTCGCTTTTATTCTCGATAAGCCAATCGGACAAGTCTTTTAACGCGAAATAGATTCCCGCAGCGTCATCTCTTGTATAAACTGGCTCATATGCAAAATTACAATGAATGATTTTACAGCCCTCGTTAATCATCATCTTTACGCTGGGATAAATGTACTTAACAGAATCAGGCACAAATGTCATTTTCGAATTATCCCAGCCATACTTTTTCGCATCCTGAAATGCGGCGTATGCCTTGGAAAACGAACCGACACCATTTATGTCAACGCGAAAAGCGTCATGCAATTCTTGGATTCCATCAATGGAGACAGTGACGCCCATGACGTCATGATACTTTTTGATAAGATGCTGGGCCTCGGGTGTAAACCATGCTTGTCCATTCGTGGTAAAACTAATACGGGACAGAACTGCCAGCGGATTTTTTCGCAACCAGCACTGTTCATAAAAATAGTCACAAATCTGCTCGATCAGGTTGGCTTCCAGTAGTGGTTCACCACCGATAAAATCCAGAACGAGAGCTTTGGTTCCCTGTGTAATGAAATCTCCTTCGTTGCGCTCATACAAATCGAGTAGACAATCAACGATTTTCTTTCCTGTGTCGAGTGTCATTGCGGAGCAACTTTTGCAGTGCTCGTAACAATAAGAGCATCTCAAATTGCAACTTCCTGTCACCTGAAATGTTATATTGCGGGCGGTTTGCTCGTTGTATCCGTTAGTAGAAGAGAATAGCTTACGAATGCGTTCGGCATAGTCGTCTGTAGGGGTAAAACTACTTACCATTCACACTCCACCTCCTGCTTATAAAAATCAAATTTGTAATAAGACGGAATAAATCCAAGCAAACTTTCAAGCAATGTGTTTTTTGCATATGTAAACTCGATATTTGCTTTTTGATAAAGCGAACGGTAATATTCAATCATCTCTCGGTAGTCGCTAGAATTTTCTTCAAAATATTTTCTTGAGATGACCGAGAGCAGAGACTCATAGCTCTTGTTTATATAAAACAGTCGTTCTATCAGCATGGAATCTTTCTCGTTTAATTTAACAGTCTTCTTCATATAGCCCCTTTCCTATGCGATAATTATCAAACTTCTTTTCAAGCTCGGGAAATTCATTTTCAAGGTCTCGCACCTTACTCATAAATTCAATAAAATAATGTACTCGAAAATTTTCTTCAAGTTCAAGTGAAGCCAAAACCGTGTTTGCTACGATATACATGGCCCACTTTTGCTCGTCACTTTCAAGTGGCACATTAAGAATTTTTTCTAGCTTGCTATCAGAGATTATATTGGTATTAGCAATATATTTTTGTGTATTGGGATATACACGGGCAGCGATAGCATAAGAATACAAAATCTTCTCAGAGGTAGTCAGAGAATAATCGCAACTTTTTGATATAAGGTCAATAACAGACTTTACATAATTCAGCCACCGAGAAAAGGAGTTTTCCTCTAAGCTCGGATTCTGAAGACAAGACAAATATCCAATCCAAAATTGAAAGGTGAATTTTTGAGGGTTTGATTCGTAGGGGGCAGAGAACCCGCCTTCTGGAATCGACATCATTTGAAGAAAATCAAAAAGCACGAGATTCTTTCTATATTCGGAATCCGTGGAGGGGCATTTTATAAAAACAGTTTTATCTCTCTCCATTTTCCCTCCTTAATTGGATTTGACTCCACAACTTCCTTTGCACCATCCTTCGCAACCGCCAGAGCAACCAGAGCAACTGCCTTGACACATTCCGTCACAGCTTCCAGAGCATCCCTCACAGCTTCCGCTACACCCATCACAATCGCCTCTGCAACCACCGTCACAGTCTCCACTGCAAGTCCCAGAACAACTTCCACTACAACCAGAACATCCAGAATAACAAGCGGAAGAGCATAGTCCACTACAGCTTGATTTACACCCGGTCGAAGAATTGGTCGCCGATTTCGAAGAAAGATCGTTAACCTTGACCAAAAGATTCTTTAACGTAGTCGCATCAATCAATGATTCCCTTGCTGGAATAGTAGTAGTTCCGTCGATAGCATTCAGAGGAGTTGCTATTTTCTGAATATGCTCGTATGTGATAAATTTCCCATTCGCTGGAGTTTCAGAAAACTGCTATGTACTCCCGTTGTATGCAGAAAGAGATCCGGTACTATTGGAATTAGAACGACGAGTAATCTCAGTGTTGATGAGCTTTTTTAACGAAGTAAAGTCTTCTGGACTAATCAGTCCACCCTGTTCAGCCATAAAATCACCCCTTTACTCGCACACGAATGCGACGCTCACAGAATAAATCATCGCCCTCTACTGCGTAACCAACAACAATATCCGGTGAGACAACCTCCCCGACCTCAACAGCACGACCAATCCCGGGAACCTTAGAAGGAACAATCAGATCACCGGTTTTGACCTTACCAATCACTCGCACGCGCACACGGCCAGCGAGAGATACCGGAATATATTTATCGATATTATAGTCGTCCAGAGAGGAACCATTGTTCGGCAGATCTCCGCCAATGAGCATTGCGTATTCATCCGTGTGAACACCAACCACTCGTTTAGAAGTGTCGTCCGCCCGAATGTATCGCTCTGTCTGGCTATTTGTATCAAGAGCAATAATATCGCCCGGCTGAGTCGCACCACCACGCGGGAACAGCTCTGCGTAGTCATTATAAACAGCGCCGTATGCTTTGCTAAAAACAGCCACACCAGAATTATTGACGTAATAATCATTAGAGCCGAAAAACAACGTACCACTCATAATTCCGCCAGAGAGGGGGAGGGCTCCAAGGCTGATGCAAGCTTTGATTGCTGTGTCACCACCCGTACCGCCATGTTCAATCGGAATAATACCAGACTGAATATCGGCAGCGTCATGTTTATGACTCTCGGTAGTTGTTCTTAGCTCTTCGACAGAAGCACGAATATCTGCATGAGAATGCTCATCTGTATTATGAGTTTGAATTGTTTCATCAATATAATTTCTGGCGTCAGCAATATCATCAGCATAATCTGTAAAGTCAGTGGGCAAGGTCCCCTTCAGTGTTTTTAAGTTTTCTACAATCTGCAAGCTTTCATCGCGCTTCTGACTAGCAATGTCACTGCTTGCTTTGGCCGCAACCTCTGATTCTTTGGCTTTATCGGCACTGTTCTGAGCAGCATTTGTAAATCTTTTAATATACGACTCTATCGTACTTGTGAACATTCGCTCTACAGCCATAATAGAATGCTTCAAACGATTGATAGTATCGGCATTGATCAATGCATTTCGAAGACGAGGATTTGAATTCAGTACAGCTTGTGCGTTAGTGTAATTGCCATTTTCCATCGCAGCACGATACTGATTTGCTGCGCCGATCAAACTAGAAGAAATATCCTCAGAGTTCGTCCAATTATCACAGCTTGCTGGAAAGTTTGTATATTCAAGGTCGGCATATTTCCCGTCTTCGTTTAAAATCCAATCACTCAAAATTTTCCCTCCAATCAATATTTGTTTTTGACAATATAAGGATAATAGGGCCAATAACGGCTCATAGTAACCGTCATAGTACCATCACCCAGCGAAATATCTATTTTCTTAATTAAAAAATCGACGGGCTGATTTCCGGTATTGATATATTTGGGGGTATACGAAATTTTCTGATTAACATCTAACCATGGAATCAGTACACATTCTACAGTTACGTTATCAGTCAAACGGCTAAGAGTCCAGTGTTTGTACTCAGCACAGTTCATGGCGGATTCATTAGTCGTATAATTTTCATAGTCTTCTCCGCTCAGAATCTCATTGCGCCGCCCAAGCTTTTCAATAGTAAACCGAGAACTATTTATCCAATCAACATCCGCTGCGTTTGACAAGCAAACATATCGAATGTACTTGCAATTTTCAGCCTCTTTATCTTTTTCTTTCTCTTCGTCAGTGGGCTCCTTATCAACAAGCTTGACCATAACATGGATTTGTTGCTCCCCTTGATAATAAAAGTGCTTAGTATTAGAGTCATATTTAACGACAATCATAGTGTCTCTGGGGATGGTTGTCCCGTCAATCAAGACATCATTTCCTTGATCGTCAACATTACGAGCGTACAAATCGTATGTTCCGTAACTCAATGATTTAGTGGTTGTTGTAAGATTCCCGTTTGAATCAGCAGACTGCACAGTTAAACGGAGTGAGACAAGAATTTTTACATTCTTCTTGAGGCCAGTTGTGGGAGTGGTAAAAGCGACTGTCAATTCAGAAGGAGAGTCCTCCATAGATGTAAAAGTTGCGTTTGCAGTAACTGTAGTCGTATCGCCACTAACAGAAAAAGTTGTTCTATCTTTCGCAGAAAAAGCGTCGTATTCAACTGACGCTCCCCACAGCTCGACACAATTACGAATCTGGGAATAATCGTATGTACAGTCTTCGGAAATGACGAGATCTTCAAAATCGGCAGCGCTCATAATTGTCAAGGCATCATATCCGGTAGGAATCTCAGAGCAGATAAATGTAGTCCCGTCAAAATACATCTCAAATGGATAATGCAAATCACGCAGTTCAGTAAGTATCTGCCAGATGGTCGCGCCAGTGTCATATTCAAGGTCATACGGGACACTCCGGTTCCAATATCCAACGACGCAATCCTCCATACCACTCAAACGAAATGTTTTTGCGATTGCGTTACCAATGTCTGAACCAACAGGTATTTTTGTTTTCTGACCTGTTAAAGTACCACCAAGCGTTCCATCGAGCTTTGCGACTAGGTCTACGCATGAAATACTAAGGATATGTTCAGTGCTGCTGTATTTGAAACCGTTCTGATTGAAAGCGTATACTCCTTGAGAATACCAGTACAATTTACTATTAACTGACTCCATACCGATATAAAGCCTTACATATTTATTGGCCTATTCATCTCCAAACATAGAAGAAATGTCTTTGTTTCCCTCCAAATATATAGAAGCAGAAAAGGTCCGTCGAATATCTGCGTCTGAATCGATAGAAATAGAACCGTCAACAGTTAAACCTTCAAGTGAATTTAGAAGATTCATATCAGTGTCGAGTAATTCTATCTTACAATAGAGATGTTTAACACGTGTTTTAAGCAATGTAAGCTCTGCTTGTGAAGGAGCATAGTTTTTCATGGCACACCTCCATCTATCGTTATGATATCGTAACAACTACAGAACATGTGGCAATCAGATTGTCCATAGTCGCAGTAATTGTTGTAGACCCAGGAGAAACTCCTTCAACCACGCCTTTATCAGTGACAGTCGCAATTTTCGTATCCGCGCTCTTCCATATGACAACATTCTGAGAAGCACCTGATGGATAAGTTGTATACTCTAACTTGTGATTGTTGCCAACGCTGAGCGTAAATTTGCTCTCAGTTAGACTAAAGCTTTGAGCAACAATGCGAACTCGGGTTGCAGATGCGATAATTGTGACATTGCCATAAACAGAAGGAATATTGATTTCGTGACTTACTTTACCGGTGGATTCATCAATACGCTTAATATAAGTCGTGTTTGTGACGTTTAAGCCGCCCATAAAAACGACAACGCCACTGATTTCGTAATCTTCAACAGAAGAAAGAGTGGCGGTATATGGTTTGCCTTCGGAGATGGTAGTATCCGTGTTGTCTGAATCGACATAGTAGAAATTGTTCGTGATATTGTAGGTTTCTTCTCCGGTTCTACGTGTCCTCACGTTCACAAAACCATTATTCAGCATATCGTTGTCATCGTTAACGCTTCCAACCTCCGTAAAGTCAAAGCTTAAAGTAACCTTGTCAGGATGTTCAGAATTCGAAGATTTGACGTTGCCATCAATAGCAACCATCCAGATGCGGCCATCTTCAATTTTCAAAATTTTAGCACCGCCATTCGTGAGCCAATCAACCATATCTTCACGATACCAATGACTATGCGCCACATCGAAAGTATCATTTTTTAGATACCGAATAGCTGTACCAGAAAAAGAGCCTGAAGTGTAGTTTGATTTGCCTCCGAAAAATACAAATGGATATTTACGATTTAAGGTTGTCACAACAGATGATTGACGATTTCGATCGGTTTCAGTGATTGAAGGGTCGAGCAAAATATGATAACTTACAGTTCCATCTGTGATGATAGCTCCATAAAATTTACTTTGAACAGTTGTCTTAATATATGGAAGCTCTGTTCCGTCACTAAGAACGGGGACTAAAGCGTACTCGTACTCCGTTTCTCGCCCACGTGCAAAATAATCGTTGTAAACAAAATTGATGTTTCCATGTCCGGCAAGCTGCTCATAAAGCAAGACCCACGGTTTTTGATCTGCCCCGATTTCGCGGCGCTTCAACTTGATTTCGTGCAGATCCGAGCCATATTCAAAGTTGGAGCCACCAAGAGTTTTTTGATTAAAATCAGCAAAAAGCAGAGTATCTTCCGTCCATTTCATACCTGAATCATAAAAGGTAGAGAACTCGTCAGGAGCCCCTGAAAGATAGACACCGTCGTAAATTCCATTTTGAATCACAAACCCCGCCAGAGAAGGGTTCCCAGCACAAGGGGAGGCGTCAGAGCCAGTTCCGAACAAATCATATCCCAGAAAGTTCATTCTTCCACCTCCCTAATCGCAATATCATAAGCGTTATCTTTATGCTGCAGACAAATCAGTACGTCCATACTGGTTCTCTTTATATAATTGCTGTCAATAAAATAAACGTCTGAATATGCAAAACCGCCATCCTCACGAATGATTTTTAGCATAGCATAAAAATATTCGGACTGGTTGGCGGGAAGATAGCTTTCGTAGGGAAGTTTAGAAAAAGCTCGAATATTAGTGGAAATAACGCCTCTATATATCATTCCATCCTGATCGAACGAGAATTCTACGATATTTTTTCGAACGACAGGACGAACCTTGAATGCCATCGCATAGTCTTTGACATTATAGAACTCCATTTGATACGGAATATCGAACGTGACTTTTTCACCATGAGTCAAATCCACAGCATAACCACCAGATGATGTTACATAAGAAATCTGGTCTTTTGTTATTCCAGAAATATCAGCAAGATGGCTTGAAATAGCAACATATCCGTCACTTAATTTATTCTTACACTGTAAAAAAGTGCCTCCTTCTGCGCTCGCATAATATTTTGTTTCAAACTGAATAAAGCCAGTGTCCAAAGAATAACCATTACGAGTTGTGCCGGTTCCGCGAATATAAAACACAGTTCGATTATCCAAACCGTTCACTGTAAAAGACGTTCCTACAGCTCCATAGAATACTGCAGATTCTTTAATCAGATTCTTACTTTCATCGTATAAATGATACTGGTAGGTACTTAATGTTTCGCCCTGTACAGTTACATATTGATACGCTAACAGAAACAAAATTGAGGAAGTAGGGATAATATTTTCCGTATTAGAAGAAAGCCCGTCGAAGCTCAATATTGGTTTTTCTTTGCACCAAAGAGGAATAGGGTCACTGAAATCACCATATTCGTCTTCACCAGAAAGTCTGACCTTGACGCGGATGGTATAGTTACGAGACTGATTGTCGAGCCAATCTGACGAAGTGATTCTATAACTATAACCAAGATTAGCAGTGAAACCGGTCACAGCGTTTGTAACACTTCCGAGCAACTTGTTGGTCATGCTGTCATACACTTCATAGCAATACGTGGTCGTTGCCTTTTCCAGCGCGGCAGTCTTCTCTTTTACATTGTCTTTGTCATCCCAAATCTTTCCCTGAACATCATGCATGGCCCAGCCGACAAACGTGCTTGTTTTACCATAAGTTTTCTTTAGTTCGGCCTCGCTCCAACCAGCGATAGCGCTGACATCACAGGCGGACAGGGGAGCACCATCAAAAGTGCCTCCTTCAACCGCAGCAATCATTTTTTTGACAGTGATGGCACTTCCACCAACCGTCTCTGAAATTCCTTCCGCATCAACGGACAAAATATTTGCGGCCACAAGGCCATTGGTCATAGCAGTTGCTTTCGTTTTGACATCAGATAGATATTTTGAAATTTCAGATTGAGTGAGCGGGATAAGTTCGCTATTGTCAGTCTGGAACAGAGGAGTGTACGCCACCTGTAGACTACCCATTTTATCATCAGACCCGAGAACAGTAGAATAGTCGCCCTTAGAGATAATAGTCTCAGTTGAATTCATCTCGTTCACGAAGGTCTGGTACTTCGCAATATTTTCAGATGTCCATACAATTCGAGCTCGATTGAGATTGTCAATATTCCCATAGGTCTCGACACCACGACTTTTAATAGCAGCGATAGTAGTCTTCTGCTTCTCAATGGCCTGATCGTATGCTTTTTGAGCATTATTATATAATGTACCGTCATAGGTGGTTGCCACCTTAAAATATGCGGTAGTCCCTTCGTTTGCATCAAAAACAGAAATAGGGGACAGTATAGGTTTCGCCAAGGTAGAATCACCTCCTAAAATTAAAAAGCCGCACTTGCAGGGTTATCCGTCATTGGCGGAACTACCTGCATTTTGCGCGGCTTAGAGTTTATGAAGAATCAGCGTATTGTAGTTGCTTTGAGCAGCAGTCACCGCGACCCGCTCTCCGATATTGAAGAACTGACTGGATTTAATCGTGTATTCCTGTCCAGCAGAAGTCACGATGTATTTCCCGTTGCTGGTTCCTGTTACAACACCAAAGAAGGTCTTGTCAAACGAAGCATCCTCAACAACACGTCTGGCAGTATCGCAAATCATCTTCGCGAGTTCACTGACAGCTTTTCTTGAATCAGTCACTTAACACACCTCCTTATCGTTTACTACATTCCTGATAAATTGCATTAGGCAGACCCTGAACGATTTCACGAGCCAGACCATCAACGTCGCCAATCGGCTTCTGAACATAGATGTCGCCAATGCTGATAGACGGAGCCTGGCTGCGATTCTGAACATTTGCGGTAAGACCACCGTTTTTTGCGAGCTGCTTCTGGAACCATGCATCAGGATTGCCGCCCAAATCAAAGAGCTTAGATGTGATATCAGCAGGAACAACACCGTCACCAGTCTCAAGATAGGTATAGCGCCCAGCTTCAGGCTGACGGACGATAAGTTCCTGACCCTTCTCATCAACATTATAAGTACCAGACTTGTTAATGCTGCGAGAGCCGGTAGCTTTCTTGCCTGTGATTTTATCGACTTTATCTTTGACCCAATTCTTTGCCGAATTAGTCTTCTCAGAGACGGCCTCTTTGATATTGTTGTAAGTCTCTTTCACCTTATCAACAACTTTTTCAGCAGTCTCTTTCGGGTGAGTGACTGCGTTCTTTACATTAGACGCAACCTCCTTACCCTTGCTATAGGCATCCTTTGCAACAGAAGCAATCTCCTGAGCTGCCTCTTTCGGATGAGTGACCGCCCAAGTGACTTTTTTGCCTGTCTTGACTGCACTTTCAACTGCCGAAGCAATCAGTTCTGTCGGATGAGTGAGCAGGTGCAATGCCTTTTGAACCATGTTCGGATCATTGGATTCATTGTATTTTGTCAGCTTATCCACAGTAGAACCAAGAGAGTGCTTATTCAGCCATGTACCAAGCTTACTGCTGGAGAACTTCTCGAAGAGCCCTTGGATAGTCTCCTTGACCTTGCTAAAGCTAAACGATGCAGAAGGTCCAATATTGGCATCCATCGAATTGCCATAATAGCCGCCACCGCCAGACAAACCAGAAGCCGGAGTGGTATTCATGGTGTTCTCAACTTTTGGTAGCCAGTTTGACAGGATGTCGCTAATATTTGACGTATCTGCATTGTAATCTGCAAAAATGGTCTCAAACAGCTTATTGATTGCAGTAGAAGCGTCCGTAGACATGTCGGGAGACAGGGAATAGAGGTTGTCCCATCCATTCTTATACACACTGCCCATGCGCTGGAACATCTCAGCACAAATAGTCTTGATTTGGTCGTCGGTTAGATTCTTATTGCCAAGGGCAGAATCCATCGAATTAGAAATCATGCTATTCATGCGGTCAAAGATGGTGCTACCGATGGTGTCAATCTGCTCTTCAGACAGTCCGGCATTTTTGCCGAGCCGCTTCCACACTGTATCAAACTTATCACGCAGACGCTTCATCTGGTTGTTCGCCAGACTCTTCGTAATAGATATCAGGTCACCCTTGGTTTTGGCATTCTTCAGGTTGTCAATAGGCAGAGAACCGACCGAGCTGCCAGGTTCTTTCATAGCCTCAGAGAGCCATTTCTTTGGATCTTTACCGATTTCCATCAGGTTCTCTGTAGTGTCAGCCGGAATAACGCCATCGCCCTTTTCGAGATAAGTCATTCGACCCTTTGCGGGATTACGAACAATAATCTCTTCGCCCTCTTCGTCAACATTGTACGGAGCTGCTTGGTCGATATGCTTGTCACCCTTAGCACGGCCCCAGTTCCAAGGCCAGATTTTCCAAGAGCCGATGCCTTTCTTCTTGGAGCCGCTGTCGCTTGAACTCTTACCCCAGTTCCACGGCATAAGTTTGCTGATAAAGCTACCAACACCCTTTACCGCCTTGCTGATAGTAGAGCCGATACCCTTTACCACATTCGCGATACTAGAGCCGATTCGCTTAATGCCAGTGGTGAGACTTCCGCCACCGATCGCGCCGACAGCGAGCGTACCACCAAGCAGAATCGTACCGATGACAGGAATATGACTGACCGCAGCCGCGATAGTTCCGGCAACACCCGTGCCGCCTGCAGTGCCAATAACAGTGCTGACAGTCGTACCAATTCCTTTGAAAATACCAGCAATGCCAGAGAATAGCTTGGTTCCACCCAATGTAGTACTAATGTCACCGAAAATTGAGCCAAGTCCGCCAACCGCTTTTTGGGCAATAGATGCGACTCCACTGAACCCTTTTTGGAAGATAGACTTCAATCCGCCATTGCCGGAGAAAATCCCCTGCGCAGATTTAGCTATAGACGGTTTTGCGGCATCCAGTCCAGTAGTGATTCCATCACCGACGCCAGACTTTATAACTGGAGCAATATCGGCTGTAAGTTTACTACTAGCACCGCCATCGCCGATTCCAAGAATACTCTTTCCTGCATCCGAGAGGCGACCCAAGAATCCCTTGCTGGAACTCTTATTGCCGAATGAGCCGAACATGTTCTTGATTCGATTGAATAGGCCGGTAATGCCACCACTCTGAGTAGTCCCAGTACTTAAACCACTTAGAACGTCGTTCAGCTTAACCAGAGTATTAACCAAATTGGTCAGATTGGTGACGACATTGTTGACATTAGTTGCGCCCTGGATCGCTTTCATGTTGGCGATAACATTATCTTTGTAACCATCAAGACCAGCGGTCATCTGGTCGAATGTCATGCCTTGAATCTTCGCGGCATATTCCTGTTTCTTCTGATAGTCCTCGTAGCTAGAACCAATCAGGTTAATCAGTTCAGTGTACTTATCCTTCAGCTTGTTCAGTTTATCAATCTCGTCATTCAAAGCGTTCTCACGCTGTTTAGAGTTGAGATTATCGCGGGCTTCCTTAATAGCAGACTCATCAGCCTGCCACTCATAACCATTAGAGGTGTAGACACGGACGGTTTTCTGAGTCTCGGCTTTTTCAAGCTCGGCTTGCAATTTTGCTAATTCGATAGCTTTCTCTTGCTCGTCGTTTGCGTCCTGAAGAGCTTCGATTCGTTTATCAATCTCTTCAGTCATGGCATCGCCATAAATCTTGAGGTCGTTGGAATTTTTGTCGTTGAACTTATTGAAAACATCAAGCAGGGAAGAGAAGAGGTCTTTGAGGTTAGAGAAGATTGTCTGAAGCTCTTTTGCCTCAGCGTCCATACCCTTCATGTGGTTAGTTACATCCCAAGTTCCATCAGCTACTTTCTGAAGAATCTCAGCGTAACGTTTACCGATTTCTGTTCCCTCGTAATCAGCAGCAAGTTTTTGTAACTGCTCAACGTAAAGAGCACGAAAAGCCTCTTTATTAAAAACAAGCTTATCTCCCTGAAGATCTAGACAAGCGGTGTACTTTACATCAAGACCCATCAGCTTCTGAATACTGTCTTGACTTAAATCACCATAAGCATTGTACTCATTTACAATATCGGATAGATCATTAAACGCACTCTGGAAATTATCCATCCGATTGTTGATGTTTTCCAGAGTGGAACCTATACCATTGATATATTCTTCGATACTGATAACATTATTTTTAATCTTATCTTCAGCATCTCTAAAGCCTTGAGCGAGGTATTTACCGGCCACTCCACCAGTCTCTTCACAAGCGGTAGCCATTCCATCAAGCTTTTCGAGGAACATCTGCTTAAAGGCATCGCTGTTATAATCGATTTCACCATTCTCTGGATTTAGTGCTCCAGCAAATCGCTCGTCTGTAAATAGGTCTGTGTTATCGTACAAGTCCCGAATTGCCTGATATTTTTTGTCCACATCATCCGCATCAAGAGCGCCAAAAGGATTTTCAATCTTATTCTTACTGACCTCTGACAACTCAGAAAATGCGGATTTTATAGCATCCGTCTTCTGTTTTGCCTTATCCATTGCGGTGCCGTAACCCTCAATGGCATCAGTAAGTTGCTCAAAGGAGATGGTATCTCCCTTTACATTTTCATCAACATACTGAAGAATACGCTTTAGTTCCGCAGCACTCTTTCCAGACTCATCAGTAGCATTAGCCTGGGCAATCTGAGCAAACATCAAATTCTTAAACTCGGTCGTGTTGATGGACATCTTTCCGTTCTGCTCTGTAAGCAGGGAAGTGTAATCATCTTCAAGACCAAGTAAATCATTTAATGTACTAATGCAAAGATTTCCATACTGATTATATTCTTCCATCGCAGCGGACAGAGTTTTCCATGCACTGACTGCATCGGTCATCTTATCCTCGCTATTAGAAGATTTATTGCTATTTTTATCTTTCGGGTTCCTAAACTGATTCTCAGCACTCTGAGCATGAGTCTTGTCCAGCAAGTCCATCATTGCGCTATAAGTATTGATAATTCGTTGCTGTGCCTGAACCTGAGTTGCAAGAGCATCGCCACTCAGACCGCCCTCGTCAATAAGACGCTGACCTTCTGCATAAAGCAGAGATTTCATGTCTTTGACTTCTTGTTGTGCTTGAGACAAGAATTTACTTGCATTCGCATATGTGTTCGTGTTAGCATTCAGAGATTCAATAGCTTGAGCGTACAGTGCAGCTTTCGCCATCTCGTAGTACGCATCAGCCATCGTATTGATATTCTCTGTATTGATTGCAAGCTGACCACTTTCATTAACTAGACAGTCATAATACTCAGGGCCAAGGTTGATGAGATCAGTAAGAGTGCTAACGGTCAAATAACCATTTTCATTGTACTCATCAACAACATCACTTAACGTACTATAAGCAGATTGAATCTTATCAAGGCCATCAGTTGCTTCTTTGAGTTGATCTGCGGCCGCAGATGCAGATTCAGACAATCCATCGATTTTAGAAGCAGAAGACGAAGATACAATTCCAAGCTGAACAAGTACATCAACAAAAGCCTGTGCATCAGAAGCGTTGTCCTCAAATCCGAGATTCAGCATTACTTCCTTTAGCTGATTTAGCGCATCTGCATATGTACCGCCTAATTTCTTATCACCGCTCAGGAAACTCACAAGGTTGCCAGATGTAATACCACCGTAAGCACCCTTGAGTCCTTCAAGAGCGTCTGTAACGGCCTTGATATCTTCCTCGGAACGCTTGGAGGACGTAGAGGATAGTTTTTGTGCCGCAATGACTTCCTTTAATGTATCGGAAGAACTACGATATGCGTTTGCTTGGTCTTCAATAGCATTTTTCTCAGACTTTAACTGGTTATACAGACTTGATGCCTCAAGAGTTGCAGAATCATAGTTGCTACCCAGATAATCCAGAGCATTACTCAGCTTATCATAGTAGACGAGAATAGAGTCTGCGTCATTAGGGTCAAACCCACCAAAATTAAACACACCAGTATTACTATCAAGAGAGCCACCAAACTTGCCGCTGAGAGCATTCGCCATATCGGTATCCGAGGAATCACCGATAACATACTGACCGCTAGACTTTCCTTTTGCGGTTTGTTCAAGTAATTTACCTTGATCGGCCTTATTCTGTGTTAGTGTAGAAATTGAGAGTTCGTTCAGAAGGTCAATCTGTTCCTGATACTTACCATTCTCAAGGTCAAGTTTACGAAGCTTTTCATCCATTTCAGCAGACTGGTTCTTTAACAGGTCAAGAATTTCTGCATTCAAATCCTTTGCCTGTGCAAAATCGTCTGTATCCCAGCCGGATTTATCTCCCAGTTCCTTATACTGAGAAATCAAATCAGTCATGGAAGAGGAAAGCTCTTTGGACTTCTGGGCATTGGTCTCAATAGCAGTGCGCCACTCATTGAATTTTGTGATAACAAAGTTAGCAACTGTGCTTACGATGGCATTCAGCGCAACATTGAGAAGCATCGCTCCTGCACGAAGCGCGACCATCTTCAAGGTCAACCCTTCAACTGCCTCTCCTTCTTGCTCTGCTTTGGCTTTACTTTGTGCTAACGCTGTGTTAAAATCTGAAATAGAGAACTTCGCACCATTAAGAGATGCCGTATATGCCTTGAAAACTTTTTCTAGGGTTGCCCATTCTCGTTGAATGGATGCGAACATATCTGACTTTATACCATATTTATCAGCAGAAAAGAAAGTTAATATCATTTTGAGGAGAGAAGATATGAGTAAAGTATTTTTCTGCCCGTATTGTGATAAGTATATAGATAATTCGTATTTTTGCCCGTTTTGTTCAAGCCATACAATTTTCCCTTATTCTTGGAATAAAAAAACTGACGAGGAAAAAGAAGCGTGGATGAAAGATTGTCCACAGCCAAATCCTCATCAAGAAACATTTAAAAGAGAATCGGCACGATTAAGAGCAATTGATTTTGATAAAGATATACGTCGCCGTTTAGCCGAGGAAGCTCGTCTCGCTCAGTATAAACCAACCTGCCCCGTATGCCATTGCCCCGATTTGGAGAAAATCTCTGGCTTTGACAAGACTGTGGATATAGCGGTTTGGGGCGTATGGTCGAGAAAGGCACATAAGCAGTTTAGATGTAAAGCGTGCGGATATGAATTTTGACGTCCTCTACCAAATGTGACCTCCCGTTCTCTTTACATTTTGTCTTTTTATGATAGACTTGAATGAAGACTGAAGAAAGGAGGGAGCTATAATGACCAGAGAAGAGTTCAATAAGATTCTTTCTGAAGTACGTGAAAAAGAAATTGCCAAAGTTTGCGAGAGCTTTAAGGACACTAGCGGCATGAGCCAAGAAAATTTTTTGGTTAAAGTCATGGCAAGTTCTATTACTGCTTCAGAAAGTATTGTTTTATCCGCTCTCGAAAAAGCTGGCGTACTTAAATACGACGACTAAGCAAAGAAACTTCTTGAGGCAATCCTCTGACAAGCTCTTTAGCGAGTGACTGGATATCGCCAACGGGTTCTCGCTGCCCTTTGAGATAGTCAAGAAGGGTGGCGAGTTCTTTTACGTCAATTTCAATTTTCAATTTAATCACCTCGATTATAAAATACAAAGCTGATCGATGTAGCAATATGGGGCTGGGCGAGCAGAAAGCCCGGCAAACAATTCAAGTGTAAGAATTGTGGGTATGAGTGGTGAGTTGGAACTAACTTAAATGGCATAAATAAAACACCCGGAATCTCGTCAGTTCTAGGTGTTTTGCACTTGGATATAATAAAAAGCTCCTCACCAGATCGGTAAGGAGCGAAATTTCTTAAAAACGGGTTCGACTGATTGTTTACTCGTCCGATTAACTGTCTACACAGTCAGTCATCTGAAATGGCATACTAGAGTTCACTAGCGCCTCGCAACCACAATCCCGTCGCTATATATTATACCAGTTCATAGAAAATTGTCAATAGAATTTTAGAAAATCATCCAAGGATTTTCAAGCCGTATTTTAACTTTCCATCGCCTGTTTTTCCAGAATATAACTTGGATCTGACAGTTCCTGCAAATTCTCTATTCTTAGGAGTCATACTAGCTGCATACCTCGCAAGCGTATTTGGTATGAAATCAGCTAATTGTAAGCCAGCATAATTGTCAAGTTTCTGGACAAATTCAATTTCATGTACATGATTCTGAATTGTAATAGGTGAATAATACATTGTACCGAGAGCTTTCAATTCATACATTCGTTGTTGGATCTTAATATTTTGAGCTGTTTGCATAGCCTCGTAGCAAATATTTCCAGTAGATCGTGTATCACTTAAAAACTGGCAGTAGTGCTCAATCATCAATTGAATAGCAATAGTGAATTGATCGTTCATGTGCTGCTCTCCATAATTGTCAAACAGCGCATTTTTATCAAGACATACACCAAGTATTGTTATTGGGGCATCGTGAAATAATTTCGATAGTCTATTATACAGTTTTACAACATTTGCACGATTTTTGAAAATTGAGTTATAAGATGGGATAGAACCTAAATTACGTGAGTTTAATCGCTGATATGCAAAACCAACATCCATTTCATGAAGTACATAATTGGTTGCATTTTGATCTCCACTCCAAAGCTCCTGTTTTATAGCATTTAAAGACTGCTCAATATTATCGTAATCTTCATTCTTTATAATCAATCCGCCAATAGCAAAATAATACCGTCCATTATGATGAGTTTCACTTTCGTCTAAGTACATTGTATATGATGCCAATTTGCATCACACCTTTACATTTTTCTATAAGTCTACCACATACGACATTATTTATCAACATAAATTAAAACACCCGGCCTCCCAGTAGTAGGGAAGTCGGGCTTGTTTTATGATGATGACTGCGCCGTTGTTATTTCAGCAGTTCAGCAATCTCTTCAGCAGTCATACCGCTGGCCAGTGCATTTGCAACAATATCTTCTGCTTTCTTGCGATTCAGCTCTGCTGCAATTTTTTCATCGGCGTCAGCCTTTTTCTTTTCGAGTTTTACAATCTCTTTGTTGAGTTTTTTCAACTCTGCTTCTTTTGCTTTTCTTTCAGCATTCAGCGCTGCAATATTCGTGCCGAGTGCTGCGATTTCTTCAGCGAGAGATTCTGCGGCAGTATTTTTCTCAGCGATCTGTGCTGCGTAATCAACACCATCGAGAACCTTTGCTTTATTCTTGCTTCCTTTGGGTCTAGCCATAATAAAATACCTCCGTATATTTTGGATACGCGATTGTACTTTTATTATAGCCAGAAAATCTCAGAAAAGCAACCTCTTTTTATGTATTATAAATTACATTATAGTGATATTGACAGGATATGACAGACGGGTGTATAATAATGGGGCAACCAAGAGTTCACGTTGAACTTGCCAATCATAGACGTAAAGAATAGGCGGTCACCCTCCCAGTAGCCGGAAGGCGAAAAGGAGCGTGTATTTCTCTAACTGCCTTCCGGCAATCTTGTCGGAAGGAGGATGTGTAATGGATTTTGGATTCATTTACAACTCACTGATACAAACTGTTGGCGTTATCGCCGCAGTCATCGGTGCTGTTTACACTGTCCGTTGCTATAACGATAGTCATGGCAATAAGTAAAAGAGCCGCCTATAGCCACTAGGCAGCTCTTCATGATTGGGATTAAGATTGTCCAAGTCTTGATTCCATGTTTGATTATCTACCGAGGGTTCCGTCTATTGAACTCTTGGTTGCTTTTATTATACACATTTTGAAGTACACTGTCAACGAACAATAGTGTACTTTTTCAATTTTGTTCAAAATTGTTCAAAGTTCATTGAATTTTTAGTTCTCTTATTTATTTCACGCCAGAGAACAGCGTGTCTCCTCATTCCACCTACTTCTTTAAGTCGTCTGAATACGTCTGAGGTGGACTTCTGAACTTTCGTCCAGAACTGACTATCCTTCCAGTGGTTGCTCACTGACCCTTTTTAGTCGATGAACCTTCCGCTCTCCTACATTATATAATAGGGGAGTGGATCGGCTGCTGACCGCCCATTGTAAATACTACTTAGCACTCAATTGTTACCATATTTTAACAATACGATAAAACCGAGCTTTTATCTCAGCATATAGCATCCATATCCTTGTTTCTATCTTTCGATTCCTACCTTATATAAATATAATAATAGGCGATATGGCTCTTAGGGTTTCCCAGCACTCTAGGGGGCTATTTTATTTTTACATGGTGCCGCATCCTATGTTATCAAACGCAACAAACATAAGAGGGCATATTAACTTTACCCGCACCATTTTTGAGCTTTCCGCTCATCTGCATTACGGACAACACACCAGAAATGGCGGCTGTTAAAGTGGGTAATGCGCCAGCTGCTTTAACTGCACCATCAGCAAGGTCTACTGCTCCGGTGGCGAAATCGACAAAGAACTTGATTAAAGAACTATCAAGTAAGTCTTTACTGAACTGTTGGAATGCAGCATCTAACTGATTCAACTTACCAGTAATACTGGTTAAATATACTTCATTTTCTTTTGCGGCAGAACCAGCACTGTTGGCAGCGTCTTTCATTGATTTTTCCGCAATCTGGAACTGGGACAATACGGCAGAAACACTGTTCGCATTGCGCTTGCCGCCAAGAAGCTCCGTAACGTTCGCACGATCAACATCAGTCAGCTTGCCCCAGACCTTAGAAATCTCCATCAAGATGTCATATGTACTCTTAAATTGAGTTCCGGCAGCGTCTGCCATAATGTCAACGCCAGTAAGCTTCTTTAATTCGCTACGAAGTTCGGAAACAGAATTCGCACACCCGTCTGTAGATTCTCCCATCGCGGTCAAATCCGTCTTGGCAGCTCTTAAATACATACTGACAGTTTTTAATGTTTGGCCGGTGGACTCCGCGTTTTGGGTAACAGAGTTCATAGCCACACCAAGAGCAACTGCCTGGTCAAGATCATTTCCGGCTTCATGGAGGGCTGCGCCACTACGAGTCAATATTTCAAGGATATCCTCGGCGCTTGCAGGCTCATTATTTGCGACCTCATTAACAAGATCAGCTACCTTCTGAGCGTCTTCTGCCGCAAGGTCAAAACCTTTCAAAACGGAAATCATATAAGACGAAGCATCTGTAACACTTTCAATGCCATCGCCAACATTTTTCAATAGAGTGCTTACACGGGCAAGCTCCTCTGCGTCCGGCATATTATATCCAAGACGAGACCAGTCTGCTGTTGCACTAACATAATCAGAAATTGATGCGCCCAAATCACGAGCGGTTTTTGCAGCACGATCAGAGAACTGCGAGTACGCATTTTCACTTTCTTTTGTTACTTTGCGTAGCTCTACCATAGCGTCGTCTATCTCTACGACATTATCATAAACCTCTCGCAGACCTTGCTTGACCATTGCAACGCCAGCCATAGCGATGGCGGTCTGGAAATGCTCCTTAAACAAACGAGACAGTTTTTGACCAAGAGTTTCTGTAGTGGCCCCACATCTGCTGGCCTCAACCTCAAGGTTTGATAGTCTTGCACTAAGATCAGTAACATCGCCTTCACAGCCAGCAGCAGAAGCTTTTATTCCGTTTAAACTATCAATTAGCCAAGAATATTTACTTTTATTTGCAATAGAGTCTTCTAACTTCGTTGCACGTTCATAAACACTCTTAAACTTCGTCATATCAACATTGGCTTGATTTATATCTCTAAAATCAAATCCAAGTTCTTTTAAATGTTGACTTGTAGAATCAATAGTTGTATCAAGAGTCTTGCATTTTTTATCAAAGTCTTGAATTGCTTTCCCTGGTGTAGTGTTCTCAATAGAAGCAAGCTGATCTCGCAACTCTTTTAACTTTCCAGAAGTTTTTCCAGTTCCATCTTCTCCATATAAATATTTTTTGATATTATCATTTTTATAGTTGGAGTTATTCTTAGAATAGTTTTCAAGAGACTGAATCTTTTTTTGATATTTTTCATACTCGGATTCTTGAGATGTGAGAGTCTTTTTTAAATCATCTGCAATTTCTTGATTTTGTTTTTTTAGTTCTTTTGCAGCCGAATCAGCACCTTTTGCAGTATTCCTGTCAGCATTGAATTTTCCGGTTTTTTCGATATCCTAAAGCTTTAACTTCTGAGATTCCGTAATTACATCTTTTGTTTTTGTCTTGAGTTTATCCATCTCATCGTTGATTGCGCTCAATCTAGTCTGTACCGCTTTCAACTCAGATGATTTATTTCCATTAGCAATTAACGATGCTTCATCTGCTTTTAACTTTGCTTGACGATTTGCAAGACTGAAAAGGCGAGAAATATCACTTTTTGAAGTATCTTGCGTTTTTGCAGAACCAGACTTTCCGGTATCAACCTTAACTGTCTGCTTTGCCGCAGATTGCATAGCTTTTTTAAGCTGTGCAGTTACTTTACTCTGGTCAATCTTAACATCAAGTGTAACCTTTGGAGTTTTTAACTTTCCGCTCTTGACTACCTTATCAAGTGCATCATTTATATTACGAATAGTGTCGTTTTGATTTACTCCAAAAGCAATTTTTACTGGTTTTTCTTTATAATGCTCCTTAACAGAATTAAATTGCTGGTCTAATTCTTTTTTATTTGTGTCAATAACAACCTTGACCTTAATGGCTGTTACGGCAGAAGACTCTGTGCCAGTATTTTCTTTCTCATCCATACTGTTGGTCACCTCTCTTTTCCATTTTCAACAATTCCTTTCAAAATAAAAAAGAGAAGCGGCCAGCTTCTTCAAGCCAGCCTCCTCTCATTCAAATTTTCCAAATAAATTGTGGGATTACAATTCATGTAATGCGGTTTTTACGATCATAGCCGCTTCAACTTGGACTTTTGAAATAAATGGACGTGCAGGACGCTTTGGTTTATTTTCCTTCGGTCGCCCCATTCGATTCCACTCTGCAATATCCATCCACAAGCCATGCTCAATCCAACTAGCAAACATTGTTCCTTCTAAGGCTGCATTATCTCCTTCTCGGAATGGTGTTTTACACCATGATGCCTGCGGTCTTGCAATATCCTTTACTGTCATAGTTACCACGTTATTATCTGTAGTAACACTACTTACAATATTTCTTCTACTTTCAATTCCGTCAGACCGCCCACTTTTCGAGTGTACATTTTCTACAATGCTTGTTTGCAGCCTCGTTTCAATTTCCGGTGCAATACCTTCAAGTATGTCTTGAACACTGCTAACCACACCGGCCAATAAATCATCAAAGTTCGTATACGAAGAAGCAAGACTTCCCATTCACTCCACCTCAAATCTCAAACCGATCCTTTGCGGACTGAATCTTTGTCGTATCCTTTTTGATGTAATACTTGTTGGTCACATCCGTACCAGCATGGTTAAGCAGGGAAGAGACATCTTCCAGACTCATACCCGCATTCTTCAGCAGGGTAGCACCACTATGCCGGAAGTCATGCGGGTGCAACGTAGGCTCATCAATCATCTCACCAATCTTCTTACACCAATCACCGGCAGTGCTTGAAGTAATCGGCATCCATGCACCATTGATTTTCGTACCAACAAACACATAGCCGCCATCTTCAATATCATGCTCAGTGCGGTATTCCTTCAGCTCTTTCAAAAGTTCAGAAACTTCCTTGCTGAACATCAGATCAACAATTTTTCCTTCCTTCTCCAGAACATCATGTACCATACGGTTCTCATAATCGATAGACTTCCAGAGCGTATTCCGCACAGCATTGACACGAGCCATCGTGGATAGCGAGAATAGTGCGTACAGACGCAGCGTCATCGCATTATCCTTCATGTGAACGGTGGTCGCAGATTCAACCAGAGCGTTCAGCTTTTCTCGCATCAGTTTAACCTCATCCGGCGTAAGGTATGTCTGCTTCACGACAGCCACGTCCTTGGTCGGTCGGTCAATGAACTCCATCGGATTCTCTTTGATGATTTTTTTCTTGCGAAGATACCGATACAGCGCAGAAATCGTACTCATGCGCCGCTTCATACGAGCAGAGTTATTTCCATGCTTCTTACAATAGAAAAGAAATTCTTCGATATCCTCTTCCTCAAGTTCCGTCACAGGAGCATTACCCTGATTGTCCAGAACATAAATCATCCACTGCTTGAAATCCGATTCATAATTGTAAACAGTAGACGGGCTGAGGTCACGGATGCCCATATCAGTCTCATATCTATCCCAGTATTTCAAAGATACTGGGTTTACGTTCTTGAACTTCTCAGCATCCCATAACTTCAGCGGTTTACTTCTTGTAGCCATATTAAAATTCCCTCCAACCCACCTCTAAAAGTGTTTATTCCTTTTTATCTTTTGCCAGCACAGCAGAGATTTCCTGCTTATTGTCCAGCAGGGCAGACATAACCTGAGAAGCCTGATTTACATCAAAGTCTCTAAGGCTCTTCTTTACCTCATCCAGATAATCCTTCAGGTCATCAATAAACTCGGCAAACGCATCGCGCTTGTTGCAAATTGCCAGAGCCAGATACTCATCGTGAGAACGCTGCGCACGCTCCTGCACTGCCTTCTCCAGAGAATCATACTGATCCCAGAACACAGCGGTATCGCAACCTGCAGCTTCAATCTTCAGATTAAAAGACTCATAAGCAATGCGCGGCCACTCAGTCTGCGGCTCATTGCGATAATTATAACCAACAAAATACTTCAAACAGGTCAGCCGAAATGCCACATCAAACAGCGCAGGCTGATAATCGTCCTGAACAGTACACATCTCAATGACCTCTTTCACGAAGTCGATTCGCTCCTGAAAATTTAAAACCTTCATTTTATCTCCCTTTCGTCTGTGCTTGCTTTAATATCTTTCGCTCTTTTCGAGCTTTTTTTAGGTCGTCGTAATCGACCCAGCCTCCATCAATTTTGGAGTACGTGATCCAGCGGTAGTCTACGTCAGGATAATGGAACCAGAACATCTTGCGCTTCATCAGTGCAACACTGTCAGCAAAACCCTTCGTATCAATTACCTGTTTACTGCCATCACTGTATGTAAGCTCATAGTCTGCCACATAATCGATTTTTCTTACAGCTACATCTTTGCCGTCCTTATCGACCCGGCGGAACGCTTCCTGTAATACAAAAGGAACCTGTTTACGGCACTCTACGATTTCACCATTTTCCAGCCCAGGTAATACAATATCCCGATAGAACATCATCTCGGCATGGCTATCATAAACCACACCATCATAGGTTCTATCTGCTGGATTTTTGCTCACATTAAACTTTGTTCTGTTCTTTTTCTCCATAAAACCACCACGAAAAACAAAGGGGCGGTTATGCCCGCCCCTTACGATTTGATGTTTTCTTAACTACCGGCTTCACGGGCGTTTCATCTTTTACATTACTAAATGATTTGACTTCAGCCTCTACAGGCACATCCATAATCTTATGGAATGTATCACGAACTGCTGGAATGAAAGTTTCCACCTCATCCAGCGTGATACGCTTATACTTTAAGAGGTTGTTCAGGCAAGCCTTAGCTTCCTCCTTGGGACGAACTCCAATCTGGAACTCGTATGTATTCACCCACACCTGAAAGTGAGGCTCAGTATCACAGATAACACGCCATGACTTAGATGGATCACAATGCGGGCAAGCATTGTACATCTTACCACATACACGACACCATGATTCAGCCATAGCTATTACTCCTTCACAACCTCGATGCGAACCAGCTTCTTATCCTCAGAGCAATACTCCTGAGTTGCATTGATAGTCACAGGATGAGTAGTCTCATTGTTGAAGTCGATCTCAACAGCTGCGTCCTCCTTGGCAGAAGGGAAGATGATGTTGGTCAGGATCTTAGTTGCCTTATCACAGGGATTGTAGCACAGAGCCTCAATGACAAATACACCCTCCTCAGAGAACTTATTTGCGCTGTTGTCAATAGCCATACCAGACTCAGACTCGTAAGTCATCTTAACAGCAAACTTATCACCAGCCTTGCACTTGTCAGTAGGCAGAGTGACCTCAGTGCCAGTCACAGAGAAATTAGTAGCAGTCTCTGCACCCAGCTCGTAAGTTTCCAGGGTAACATTGCGGTTATCAACCTTATCAATGTACTTGAAAGGAACACCAGTAGTGATGTCCACAGGAGCATGAGGCAGAGTCAGCTTCTTGCCATCAGCTGTAGTCAAGAAGAACACGCGGGTAAACTTCTGCTTTGCAGTACCAGAAGCAATTTGCTTCTCAGTACCCATCTGGTCAGCCATAGTACCCAGATGCACCAGAGCATTAGACCACTCGGCGGATGCAGTCTTAGAACGGTCAAAGCCCATAATGTTGGTGCCCAGCTCGTCCTGAGCATAAACAGTCTCGCCGCCCAGAGTCAGTTTCAGATCCTTCAGGTTGCTCATTGTCCAAATGCGCTTACCATCAAAGTTATACTTATGAGCTCGGAGAGGCCGATCAATAATCAGTTCATCAAAATTCATAATCATGTTTCCTTTCAATTTATTTGGATAAAATAAAAGAGCAGGGCGACTTACTTCGCCTTGCTCGTCCAATCCAGTTGTGATTTTGGAATCTTTCCAAATTCCACGGTGCCAGCATAAACGCCATGCATCGTATTGTCGTAATTCTTAATTTGCTGAACCTTTCTTACATGGTTCATAAAGACACTCACTGGATACTTCATGGCTTGAAAATAATCAGCCTTAAAGCCCTGCACACAAGCCATCGAAAGTACAAGTTCAGCTAAGTGCGATTCGTATGGCTTGTTTTTTTGAAGCTCTATTTTATCTTTCGCTTCTTCAATAAGTGCCTGTCTCGTTGCTTTGTTTGCAGCTCTTTCTGAATGCTTCTCAACGCCATTTGCTGCGCATAGATACTCAGACATTAAATCATAAGCAAGTCGGTCAATCACAACACCAGTCTTTTTGTTCACAAGAACAATTTCTTCAGTCTTGTTGTCTTTTGCCATCACAAAATTTTTAGTATCTAAGTCTCCGAGAAGAATCGACATATCTTGGTCTTTATTTCCAATAAAAAGCTGACGGAACATATCGAAGTCCGATAAATCCTGCTAGTCCACACCAATAGAATCAAGTTGCACTTTATAATCACTCGAAGTAGAACAAAACAAATACACCAACGAGAAATATTTCTTTTCGCCAAAGCGGATAATTTCGCCAACAGTTGGCATCCGAACCATAATCTTGTCATTGATAGGGAAGTCTTCGCCCATCATCAAACTCGGCTCGTACATCTCTCGAAGTTCCATTAGTTGCACCCCACTAGGTCATCTAAGTCCTGAGTCTTGAATGTCATAATGCGAACTCGATGATGTAAATCCATGTTATCTTCGACGTTTGACGTGATTTTGAGCTGTTTAATACCAAAAATTGTACTACCGTGCAGTTGCTTCTCAACAATGCCACTCAGATAATCAACTCGTGTTGCACCACCATAACCAGAAGGCATCTTCATCAATGCCTGATTTACAATAACCCATACGGTTAGGGTGAAGTTCTCGTACCAATCATTGATGTTACTGCGGTCGGTCATGTTTACCTTGAAACAAATATAGCTATGTGCTGCTTCAATCGTGTCAGGGATATGAAAATAGGGGAAGATATAAGTATAAATTGCCTCATCTGGCTCTTCGATATCATCATTGCCCATCGCTTCAACAAGCCCTTCCGTATTGATCAACTTCAAAGCTAATTTGTTTTTATAGTCCGTAATCAACTCACTCGTTGTCACAGTAGATTCACCACCTTGCACTCGATGAATGTACTTACCGTACCATCAGCATTTGTCAGAGAAATTTTTACAGTCGCGCCATCCATAATACTATTATTCAAAATACGAATTTTAAAAGTACCATCGTCAGCAGCCTGCACCTCAACAAATTCATTGAATTCATTAAGACATTTTGTACTCCACACAGGAGTCTCCGCAACCTCTTCGCCAGTGATGCTTGTAAATACAGGAGTGAATTTCTTCCAAGAACCACCAACACGAACTTCCGGCTTGCCTGCGTACTTAATAGCAGCAGTCACCTGAGAGTCAGTATCAGGCTCATTGCTCTTATTCGGCTCAAAGTAATCACAAATCATTTTCTCGGCATTATCCGTCTTACTGTTGTACTGGTCCTGCCGGATATTCAACACAAGGAATCCCTGTGTCTTACCGTGCAGTTCATAGCGCTCTGTGCTCTGGTCAACAGAAGTCGTAACATATGTTTTCGGTTCTCCATTGATAATTTCCAACATAAAGCGCTTATCAAGGTCAATCAACGCAGTCTCATCATCAAAAGGCATCTGCACCTTATACTCACGCTGACTTAGTGAAGTCACCACAAGTTCCTTGTTGTTCGCGTAGTATGGCTTACTCAGCGTTGCCCAGCGAGAGACTATTTCACCAGTAATCGGGTTCTGCCACTGAATCTGGCGGTTACATAACTCCATCTTACCACGAAGAAAAATCTCATCGTTTGGTTCAATCTCAGTTACCAGCCATTTACAATTGTAGCAGTCAACAATGTCGCCAAGATTCAAAGAATCGCCAGGATAAGCCCAGATTTTCTTTTCCTTGGCAATACTATTACTACGGCTAACAACCAGCTTCTGAGGCAAACCATTCACAAGAGTATTATCCTCATAGTCAACACTATCCTTGAAGTGTGCAGCGAAGTCACGTTTCGCAAAAGCAATTTTGACATCCTTTTTATTAGACATCTTTGCGGCACCGCCAACAGCTCGCACCCTCGTATAAAAGTCCATCGGTACACCTCCTTACTCAGAGTAGGAAGCGTATGTATCATAGTCGATGGTCTTACGCTTGCGGGTCGAGCGGTCTTTTGCCATATAGTTGTCCAACATCGTCATATTCTCCTCGTGAATGTCTTTCACAAGAGCACGAATACTCGTGCGCTCGTTAGCAGGGGAGAATACCTGTAAACTCGTAGGAAGGTCTTGCGCACTAAACGCTTTCAATTTTCCAAATTCACGCTTAAAATGTTGCTCTAACATCAAATGCGCTAACATATCAATCTCATCGAATGTGAGATCTGAATTAAACTCTTCTAGTTCTGAATCGTAATCATCGAAACTAAAATCCTCTTCCGGCTCAATGTTTCTTGTAATCACAGAAAGTGATTCCATCAAATAACTTTTTGCACGGTCATGTACAAGATCTCGCACTTCATTCTCGGTCAGGTCAAAATACTGAAAGAAATTACTGTCAGTTTCGACCAACTCGTAAAATTTGTCGTATACATCCGAAAACGCGGTCATTTAATCCCTCCAATCTTACTCGGCGGGAACGACCTCCGCCTTTTCTGCCTCTGCCTTCTTACGGCCACGCTTAACAACAGCCTTTTCTGCAGAGCTGTCCTTTGGAACAGGCTGCGCACCTGCCATCATAGACTGCATCTGTGCCAGTGCTGCCTGCATCTGCTTCTGCATTTCAGCAAGCTGGCTCTTTGCGGCCTCAAGCTCTGCCTGAACATCAGCAGGGGCAGACTTGGCTGCAGGCACAACAGACAGCTCACTGTTACGCTTGCCAGCACGAAGCTCCTTATAACGCTCGTCAATCAGGCGCTTGACCTTGGTAGACAGGTCTTCACCGGCATTCGTCAGATAATAGAAGCGGCCGCGAATACGCTCAAACTGAGCACCATCCTTAATGTCAATCATCCGCTGAAGGTTCTCGACAGTAGGATTTATGATTGCATCATCAATATCCTCAATAAACAGAACACTGTCTCCTTTAATACCAAGCGCATTAAGGATTTCTTCCTGCTCTTCAGGGCGGAATCGCAGAACACCATTCTTGAAAGCGTTACAAACACTATTCATATACTGAATTTCTTCTGGCGGAACAGGAATCACACAAGGCTCATTCACATTTCCAGGTTCAAAAGTATAGCCCTTATTGTTCAGTGACGAAACGGTAACCACGTTATCATCACAGTTCAAAACATCAATGAACTTTTTCTCCATCACGGAACCCATATTTATCTCCTTTTCTATAAAATGCGGAGACCACGAAGCCCCCGCATAAGTTTGCCTTTGTAAAAATCAGGAAATTATCACTGAGCCATAACAATCTTAGCAACGCGCTCGATGTGATCGATGCTGTAGCCAAAGGTAAAGTCCTTGACCATCAGATGAATCTTTTCGTTATTGTTATCGTAGTCCTCGTAGGTATGAGTCTCGCCCTTCATGTCAAGGCGACCGATGCGTCCCGCCAGTCCATAAACCTTTTTATCGGGCAGAAGCATAGAACCATCACCCAGCTTCTTGGCAGAGCTGATGCCAGTAATAGCAACGCCATCATAAGTCTTAACCAGACCATAACGGTTGAACTCATCCTTTGCAGCGTCAGAAAGATACTGAGCGTAACCGGTCATACGACGCATCTTTGCGCAATACTTCATCAGGCTTACAGTGAACGGGTTCTCGCCATCTGCGTGTTCGTTCAGATACAGAGCTAGAGCATCCATGGCCTCCATGGTGGGCTCCTTACCCTGAACATCAATCTTCTGCTCGCCACCAGTGATAGCATCATCAACCATGCTGAACACATCGTAGAACATCTGATTCTTCAGAGCCTCAGTCATGAAAGTGGTCAGAGTAGCAACACTCTTGAACCCGTTTCGGCGAACATCTACGAAGCTCAGATCACTTTCAATCTGCTTATTGCGCCAAACGGGCTTGATGGTCTCATAGTGCAGATAAGACTTCGGCACATTGCCGCCCTTAGCTGCGTCATAAGCCTTCAGCGTGTTCTTCACTGTACGTTCTGCCTGATAATCATCAAACTCACCGATAGTTCCACGCTCAAACATTGCATCCAGCAACTCGTCGGGAGCATTGTACAGCTCATCAGTCACAGTACGATTGATAAACTGAGCAATCTCCTTGTTGGGGTCACCCTTATCAATCAGCTCATTGACATGAGCGCCAACAATCTCGGCAATCTCCTTGTCCTCGGCATCCATGGTCTTATTGTACTGAGTCTTCTCAGCAACACTATAAACACGACCGGGCTGCTTCATCAGCTCGGCCACTTCAATATTCAGTGCCATAATTCATTTCCTTTCTTTTAGCGCAAAAATAAAAGAGCTATCGCCAAAGACGATAGCCTTAAATTTCGCGTATCATATTCAAGATTTTCCTCTCAATCAAGCAACAGTCTTTGCCTCGGGCAGTACACTAATCATAATCAGCTTGTGGCCGTTATCATCCATCACACCAGCAAACTCAAAACGAGAAGTGCCAGTGGTAGCGACCTGCCACTTACCGTCGGTATTAACCTCCAGCAGCTTGCCGATATTAGTGTCCTGTGCATCAGCAGTCTTGTACTGGTCAGTGCCATACAGTTCGCCAGCATACAGAGGAACACGCTTCACCAGCACACCTGCCTCAATCTTGGTGACCATCTCATCATAGTCATCAAAATTAGTCTGGCTTGCATAGATGCCCTCGGGAATAAACTCATGGGCAACCATCTCGATGCCCTCAGCGGTAGCTGCATCAGGGAACTTAACCTGACCAGCCTTGTGGTCAACCTGAACACCCATACCGGTGACCATAGCGACCTTTGCGGCATAGTTAGCGGGAATATTCTTCGCGCCGTTCACCATCAGTTCACGAATCATAATATTTTTCCTTTCTCTCAAATGTTATTACTTACCCAAATATTCCCGCCATGCGTCACGCTTGTTAGCGTTAGTGGTGTTATATTTGGTTTCATTCAAATTCAGCTTGATACTCTCAGGCTTATGTACCTCAGAAGTCTCAATATTCTTTTCAGCAGGCTTTGCATTCTTAGCGGCTTCAACACAGCGAGAAGCAATCACACCATTGATGCCAGCCTCATCCAGATTCTCAATCATACTTGCAAACTCACCCTCACCGGTCAGTTCAGCCTCAGTAATCATCTTACTGGAAATAGCATACTGGCGCAGATTTTTCTTTTTCTGTGCAAGCTCGGCCTCCGCCTTTTCTGCAGCTGCCTTCTCCGCCTGTTCCTTGTACGGAGTCAGCTCCGCAATCTCATCCTTAGCAGACTGCAACTCTGTATTCAGGCTTGCGACAGTCTTGTTCAGCTCATCAATCTTGGTGTTGACCTGAGAAACAGAAACAGTCAGAGTAATATTCTGCGGCTCACCCAGAGAAACTTCATCACCCTCAACAGTATAAGGGAACATAATGTAATCCAACTCGTTCATGTAGCCCCACTTCTTGCACCAGATAGTGTGATCTTCAGGGAACATATCGGTCATGTAGTAATCAGAGCTAATCTTTGACACTGCATCTTCAAGCTTCATATACAGGTCACGACCGGTCAAACTGGAAGTCTCAGTGGTAGACTCCGGCTCTGGCTCACCAGCAGGCTCGGTGCTGGTTTCAGGCTCAGTCGGGGGAGGGGTTTCACTGCCTTCCTCAGAAGTCTGAACATCAGGCTCTGCCGGAGTGGTGGGCTTTGTGGTAGACTCAGTAGCGGTCTGCTCTGCCTGCTCAGTCTCGGTTGGATTCTCAACCTGTGCGGTCTGAGTCTCCTTGTCCTTATTCAGTTCCAAATTTTTTGCCTCCTTTTCATTAGATTCTATATTTGAAATCTCTTTTGTGTCCTCAATGTAGGCATTTGCCAACTCAAGACCAAAATCGGTTTCAGCGACTTCAAGCAGTTTAGAACACTTATATGCCGGTTCAACATTTGCACCAAGCAGACAATGTGCAGTAAACACGCCATCGTCAATAATTTTTGCCATGCGGCCACCCACGATTCCCTTATGAGCTTTTAGCACATCAATTTCCCAACTGGTATTCAATGTACCACTCTCGATACGGCGCAGAATCGTCGCACAAGCTTTTGGATATCGCTTCCAGATCTTACAAGAGGCAACAATAAAGTCGGTATCGTCAATTTTCTCGATACCGACCGATTGAAAGCTACCGAACGCATCAGTGTCAAATTCGGCAGTCTTGTATTCATTGCCATCATCGTCTTTTCTGGTGACGACTTTCATATTGTGACCGGAGAAATCCAGTTCACCTCTAGGAGCTACGACCAGCTTGCCTACAAGCGGGTTGCCAACCAATGTGCTCATCCAACTTTCAATGGTTTCACGGTTTAAAGCAACCTGATTCCCATTTACTGAGAAATCACAGATGACAAACTTGGCAAGATAGTGGTCTGGATGCTCCGTAATCTCAGAGCAACAGATATTTCTACTATAGAAATACTCCTTACTCATCATTCATCACCTCACTTACTATCTTCATTTCTCTGCTGGTCATAAATCTGTTTTTCAGTTTCCTCACCCTTTGGACGACCTGTCTTTTTATCGCTTGAGCCATCTCCACCACCGCCAGTAGAACCACCGGATGCAGTATAAGAAGTCTGACGAGGCGACAGTGCATCTTCATAGCCGTCCTCACGTTCCTGCAATCTCTTCTGAACCTCCTCGGCTGCACTAATGCCAATAGCATTAAAGGCAGTGTCAGCGGACGCATTGAAGATTGTGTACAGTTTTTGAGCGTAAGACATTTTTGTGTCGATGCTCATCATCTCAGAAGATGTAATTTTTACTTCAGGAGAGAACATGGCATCAATTCCGGCATCTTCCAATCTAATCCGATACCATCTCTTTAAAATGTCTTCAATCTGTTCACCGATTTGATTAACAGTCCTAATAAGCTGATCAAAAGAGACCTTCGCCGTAGAAACGGTTTGCTGTCCATCAGAGTTCATAAAGCCAATACCAAGTGCAGACATTTCTCTGCTACGATATTGCTTTACAGTCTCGATATTAGTCATTTCGGTTTTTGGCTCAACATACTTAATATCCTTAACATACGGGGGAGTGGTCACCAGCACCGTATTTTGTTTCCACGCACGCATAAGGTTATCGTGTGCAACAGCTTGCTCAGAATATCCTTTTCTGTCTCCATTTGGGCCAAGTAAAACAGGGTCAAGAAATTGGACAACGATTTTCTTTGCTTTTGCTTTTGCATTAACTCTATCGGCAAGATCAAAAGTCTCCAGCATTAGGGCTGGCTTTAACGCACAGAACAAAGGCGAGACACCATACTTGCGTTCCATATTATCGATTCTAACAACACCACAACGACGAGCATCAAGTTTTGCATAAGTATCATTATTTTTATATGCCTGATACACTTCATCTGGATAGTTGTTCTTTACTTCGTCCTCTTGTTTCTCAAAGAATAGAGCCTTATTCTTCTTGTCCTTTAAAAATGATTTACTCAAACCGGACTTCAATTTTGACATATTGATAAGAACAATCGGACTTCCATTTTCAAGATAATCGCTAATTTCGGCAATGCCAAGAGGGTAGTAATCAACAATATAATTTTCATCCTTGCAACGGAGATACATAATATAATTACCTTCCGCATATGTCATTGGAATTGCAGAACGTAGAATCCTTCGCACATTGATTTGCTCGTTAAAATCCTCAATAACGAGTCGTGCATTATCAACCTGTTTCCGTTTGTTTCGTTGACCAGAAAACTGCTTGAAAGAGCACTTAAACTCTGTATTCACATTTTTTGAAACAGCATCATACGCCATCCGAAACAAATCATCCTTGTTGATATAGTTTTGAATAACGCCATTTACTGTCTGTACATTTGTAAGACTAGACTGAAGACCCCTTGCAAGCTCGTCCACTCGGTCAACCGTCATTGTTTCAGAAGAGGCTGAAATTTTTAGATATGTAGCGTATTGCTTGTTTTCAGGGTCGTATGTTGCAACCGCATGTTTGATAACATTCTCTAATTGTTCTTCAGTAAACTCGGCAGCTGTGGTGATAACCAGAGTACCATCTTCAGTCTGTGAAGCAGTCACAACATCAAAATCTTCTTTCTTTTTTCTCGCCACTCATTTCACCTCCTCTTAGAAATCTATACTGGAAATACAACATGGAGCTTGGTCTACAATTTCAACGGCAGACTGACGCACTTTATCCTTACGACGTAATTCATATAGACGATGAGCAAGCAAAATTGCCACGTAAAAGCGATCATCATGCATGAGGTTCTGCTTTGCAATATCTAGTGCATAAGTGACGCTCGTATTTTCAGGATTTGTTGTTTTACGAATATTTGCGATCTCGGTTTTCATCAAGTCAATATTGACCCATGCGGTTTGTTCTTCCAAAGACAACTCATGAGTCTTTAAAATTTCCTGACCGGTTGCTTTATCGACTCCATCAACAACCTGAACGTAATCGCCACCGTTGTATTCGAGAGGGAAGTGGATAACACCAAGATTCATCAACTCAATAAATTCCTCAACCATAACAGTACGGAACTTACGAGGGCTTATCAATCTGAGCTTATCTACCGCATCTGGATATCGAGCATCGTATCCTTGATACAATTCATGATTTGCATCAATCAGTCCTCTATGCTCTGCGCCAGACTTATCTTTCCAATTTCCAAGCAAACCATCAGCATAGGTAGACGTACCACCACCACCAGCACCTTGGTCAAGCATAAGAGTGTCAAGATATTCATAATCTGGATTTTGACCATTATAATGAAGGATTAGCTCATGCAATTCATCAAGCTGCCGATTGGAATCCATTTTGTATTTCTTTTGGCTTGCAAAGTCAACCATGTTTACACAATTGATAATATCTCCGCACATTCCATTCTCTTTGTCTTCATAAATTCGCATTACTCCAATAATAGAGTTATCCATGGTTCGCGCAGGGTCAAAAGCCAAAATATAATTGTAATTCGGGTCCCAGTATAACTGCGGAATATACTTTCTCTCGTTGCGGCGAATTGTACCCCATTTTATAATCTGGTTTACACCGCCATCCATGGTTGGACGATTATAAAATTCACGCAGACACTTTTCACGATTTGCCTTCATAGCTGCATCAACTTTATCTTGCGTCAAAAGTGGTTTGTACGGTTTGCCATTCATGTAAACATTGATTGCGACATCGCAAATCATATCGCACACAAAGTAATCCCTATCACCAGCAATCATGCGTTTAGAAAACTGCTTGTAATACTTGTAGAAAAGCTTGTCCATAGAATCTTGGCTAGACGCATACACCAGCTGTGTCGGAACACGAAGCGGCTGGGTTTCAGGATTATAACTGTCATCAGTGTCGGTAACGAAGTCGCTGTTCTGAGTCGCAAAGGCTTCACAGACGACAATCAACTCATCAGAGCAGAATGCTGCTTCGTCAAAGAAAATAAAAGTGGCTCGACGACCACGCACAGAATCCGGCTTACTGTTCAAAGTGTTAATGGTACTGCCGTTGTAGAACTCAACAACATACCCGGCTGGATTATGACTAAAGCCACTCTTATTGGTTGCAGATTTCTTTGTTTCTTTCTCTGCAATGTCCTGCAGACTACGAATGGAAGCTGCCGTTTTACCAACACGAGTGACGATTTCTTCGATTTTATTGAATGTTTCCTTACTCTGATCGCCAACAGACGACACGATATAGATAGACTGGTTCTCATACAGCATTGCTTTTAAAAGCATAAAGACAGAACCAGCAAAAGACTTGCCAAAGTTTCGACTACACGCCCAAAGAACATGACTTGCGTTCCAGCTTTGTTCAAGCATATAAGCCTGAGCATCGAATAGTTTGATTCCTAACAAATCTATCGCAGCAATAACTGGATTGCGTCGATAGTAAGCAATCGTTGCCGCGTCGCACTCATAAATCTTACGTTTTACAGCTGTAATAATGGGCGCTCTTTGCTTCATTCTCATACGGCATCACCATCCGTATCTTTTACGCTTGCGTCAATACCGGCATCTTCTAACAGCTCCTTGAGCCGCTGATTTTCAATCAGAGACAAACGATATTTTTCCTTCGCATCGTCACTATCTTTTTGATATTTATCAATCAACTCTCGCTGGGTATCAAAAATTTCTTGCTGGTCATTCTCATCAAAGAACGCATTTTCCTTGATTGCTTTAAGACTCATATCTGCCGCCCATTGAGTGCCAGGAGAACGCAACTGGTCATAGAAGTTTGCTTCTGCCCCTGCAATATTTTTCTCTCGCATATCTTTCATCAAGAAGGTGAGAGTATTACGTCCGGCATCCTTATTAGAACGGTTCTTGACAGAGATTTCGTTTTCCTTGGCAATTTTATCATTGTTTGAAACTAGCTTGACCTTAATGTCATTCAGACTCTTGATTGCCTCAGCCGAGTTCATCGGGTTTAAGCGGGCAATCTGCAAGTCGATTTGTCGAATCTGATTATTATTGTTCACGACCTGAACAATCTGGGATAGTTTGAACGGGTCGTCTTCAATACCATCCTCAAAATACTTGATGAGTTCACTAAACAAATAGCGGCGGTCGCCCTCGTTATAACCATCAAACGGGTCATACCCAATAACAGAAATACAGTCATCCTTTGCTTGAATCTCTGCCTTCGACCACTTCTGTTCCTTCTCTTCCTGTAAATCGAGAGCGTTTTTATTGAGTTCACCGTTCACAAGAGTGTTGGTAAACGTCTGGAACTGGAAGTTCTTCATGTTCACCACGAGACGGTTATAAGTTCCTGGCCTACATGTTCCAGAATTGCTCACAACGGAATCATAAAGACTATTATAAAAAGGAACGTCCAGAACATGACACATTAGCATACAAGCAGTTCTATCGCTTCCAAAGCGTCTTGAAAAATCATCAAACATTTCATTAACGCATTCTTTACAGATGGGAGCATATCCGTCATTTGCCTTGAACAATGGAGAATATGTTATTCGGTAAAAATGCCCCATAGCGACATCATATTCTTTACCACAACGCAGGCATTTGAATGTCTTTTTGTTTTCGGTTCCCTCAAGAATAACGCCATCTTCAACAACCTTTTTCTTTCTAGGCAAACAAACACCTCCATTCAAAATCAAAATAAAAACCGCAGAACGTGCGCACGTTCTGCGGCGACAAAGGACACCCTCTATTGCGCTTGCATAGCAGAGGCCAAGGGTGTTTCATTCAAAAAAAGACCCACCATGATACGCATCGTTGAGAGGCTTAGTGGGTTGGGCCCATATAAATAAGACCTATGAATCAGCTACACTCGAATCATTGAGCTGCTTACCATCATGGGTCTGTTAATCAGGCGACTCCACCATGATACGCATCGTTGAGAGGCGTGGCGGAGTCTTTATCATCTATATTGGTTTGCTACGTCAATGACGTACCGCGCCATGCCACCGAAGTAGCATAATAGTCAATCAAAAACCTGAGTTATGGAGGGAGTAGTAAAGCCATAACTCAGGCTTGCGAAAGGGGAGAATGCTGGCACGCCCACTCCGATTCGGACAGAGAATAAATGGTTTTAGAGACCACTGCTTTACCAATTAAGCTACGGGCGCATAAATATACCAGCATACAAGTGGGTGCAGCGGTTGGATTTGAACCAACGAATACACGGCTTATGAGGCCGGTGCCGTAGACCTGACTGGGCAACGCTGCGTCATATGGTGCCTAAGTGTCTCAAGAAGTAGAAAGACATGTGTACATCATGTTTCTAAAACCCAGACTTCGGACTTGCTATATGTCGCGCTCATATAGCCATTTTCTTCGAGCTTGACAGGATTCGAACCTGCGCTGTATCCACGAATAAGCAATCTCGCTTCGTGCAGATGTTTGCTACCATCCGCTACGTTCAACCTCTTCGCATTACAAGCTCACAATAATAAGCCTTTTTTAATCATGCTCAGGATCTCATCTTGACAATTACATAACAACGTGATACACTTTTGCCAACTTAACTCTCACTAGACACACCAGTTCCTCAATGACGGACATTATTCTCGCGTCTCGAGCGGACTGGAGGTGCTTAGATGAAGCGTTAGGCGAAAGATTTTCTTGATGTCGCTGGTGACATTTGCAGTATCGTCGGGCTCGTACTGATGGTTCTGCAGATGAATCACATCATCGGGTAATCTTGACAGCTCAGTGGTTGTGGCCGCTGGGCTGTTTTTGTTGTCAAGAAATTGGCGCAGGTGGTAAGCTTCGCTCTCACGATTCCTTTTGGGAATGCCGATTTTCAAGATCGGTGCAATCAACTGGACTATGCGACACCTGCATGTAAACCCTGTTTTCGTGCATTGCTACCTTATATAATAAGGAACAGGGAATAGCAATACAGTCTTTGGTGGCCGCCCTTCCGAATCGAACGGAAGCTCCCTTCTGGTTAGCTGCCAGATGCTCTCGCCACACTGAGCTATAGCCGCCATATGAAAACAAGCATCCATCAAACCATCCGAGCTAAATTGAATTGTTCTCGTGTTGATAAAACGCTTGTAGCTATTTTTAGGTCGAGTCTACGACCAGTAGGACAGGTTTTACATCTCTAGCCAGATGGAATGAAACCTACGGTACTGCACATATCGCAAATCATTCTGGAAACAAACGTTCACCTTATCTCCCCGGTGCGGGCGCAGTACCCGGCAGAGTACCAGTTAGTGAGTGAGGTACAGACATTCACTCCATAAAACGCTTGTTTTAGACTTTTAAAGCTTCGCATTAACGTAGCGAAATACGAATAGCTTATCATTTCGTTCTACAGAACTACTTTGCATCCAACCATCCGTAGATTGAGTTGGTCTAGGCGGTAGCAACTATTGACCGCACAGCTTGGAGCCACCTGTAGGAATCAAACCTACGACATATGTGGTACGAACACATTATTCTATCTACTGAATTAAAGTGGCATGGAGCCAGTGACATGACTTGAACATGCGAAATCCATAAAGGCATCGGGATTACAAAACCCGCGTTCTACCAACTGAACTACACTGGCACAATAAGCTGGAGCAATCGCCCCAGCCCATAGAAAAGGAGACAACAAATGATGTCCCAAGCAGACCTTTGCGGTCGTACTTCTTTTTTAATTCCCCATTTAAATCGGTAGGGGCTCACCGCTTTTTAATTTAGACGTACAATGTGCGTCTTATCTTCATTCAGTCTTCCGAATTTATCCTGATAAACCAGAATAAATCCTTCTCGCTGAGATGGTGTTAATTTTCCATCTGCGTAATCCATTTTTGACGTTTCACAACAACAGCCCTGCTCATAAATTACAGAGTTACCGATATCATAATGACCAGTCTTGTGCGTGTGTGCCATCACGATGGTATCGAAGAAATAATCATTATCCTTGAAATACCGATATGCCTTTTCTGCCGTTTTCAACATACCGCTAGAGTAAGCAAGTGGATGCACAAAAATTGTTTCGCCAACAAAACTAAACCAAGTATCGTTATAAACGATCTCGATACCACTGTCCTTAAAAACATCAATCAGAGGGTCGTAACGAACCTTTGTATGAAGCTCCTTATTGTAATGGTTAAAACCATCAACAAAAATAAGCTCCAAAGATGTCTTTGGCATCAATTCAAGCAAGTCGGTGTCCAGATTCTTAGCAAGATAATTCTGGAAACGTAAGTCATGATTACCATAATTGACAACAACCTTCTTAGGCTGAAGCATCTCAATCAGGTCAATCATATACTGACGTGCAATCAGAATTTCCTCCATTGGACTCTTACGATACACCTTATTGAAACGAGAAATGGCCTGCGCGTCTACCAGATCTCCGTTTACCTGAAGGATATCAATCTTGCCAGCGTACTCACCAAAAGTCTCAATTGGTTTCTGAAATGGAATATGTAGGTCGGAAATAGACAGAATGCAGGTTCCAACATCTCTATTAGATAAGGATTCCTGATACTGCATACCCGCACGGAATGCCTTAAAACGCTTGCGATATGCGCACTCACCAAAACTCTTGCCCAATTCATCATTAAGCACCTTGGACGCGCCATCCCAAGTCAATTCTCTAGCCAGAACAGCATTCCCGATTCTTACAAAGAAGTCATCACTCGTTTCTTCTGGCCGTTTATTATAGCAACCCATTGGCATCAAGCCGGATCGCCCAGCAGCTCATCAGAAGTAGAAATATTGATGGTGACACCCTCAATACCATCCCACTTTGCCAGAGCTTCCTTCAGATTGAAGACATTCTCACCGTCTTTGGTAATCTCTGTGATAGTGCCCTCTGCAGTATCAATAATAGCGTTCTTAAAAACAACACTCTTCTTAGCAACCATAATTTTATTCTCCCTTATAAATCAAAATAATAAATCAAACTGGAAGTAAGTATGCAAATCCAGAGATCCATCCATGAATTAAATATTCTGATGTTTCTGGTACAAGCTCTTTTACGTCAAGAGAATCAACTTTATTGTATGGAATTCGAATCAACGGAATATTTCGTTTATCGCACCAAACATCCTTCTCAATGTCCATCCGCTGGCGTTCCTCTAATGAATTTGAGAAACTCCACCCTTTATAAAAATGCTGTTGTCCGTCAAACTCAATTAAATATCGATTATCAACGTAAAAGTCAAATCTATAATGTTTTCCAGTTTTCGAATTTACACAATCATCAAACGACTTTTCACGGGTATACTTAACTCCAAGTGAATCTAACAATTCTTTTATTTTTAACTCACCAACAGACCCGTGATTATGCCCACAACTTAAAGTTTGCCGTTGACGCAAATAACAGCTCGGTACATCAACTTCATTTCCACAATCACATTTACAATGCCATTTATAGCTTGAGCGAAATTTTTCGCCTGTACAATACATGGCGGTAAGCATACCAAACTTTTGACCAGTTAGATCAATTCTTTTGCTTTCCCATGTTGCTCTTATTTTGTCTTTATTGTAACAACCACAGGACTTCGTATTTCCTGTACGCAAACCATTTCCAGAAGTTGTAATGATTTTTCCACAATCACATCTACAAACCCATTTATTAGGGGCTTCTCCCTCGTCAATAACAACAAGACGCTCAAATCTACGACCGATCATGTTTTCTTTTGTATATTTCTTGTGGTGTACCAAAGCACATCCACACGAAAGTGACTCGCCACAAGTTAAAGAAGTAGATTTTACATCTCTTATAGTTCCACAATCACACTTACATGTAAGATATTGACGTTTTCCGTGACGTTCTCCGACTCCAATTACCGCCCAATGATTATATCTGTTTCCGATGTATGTTGACCAATCTTTCGTTTTAAACATGATTCGTTTTCTCCAACATATCTGCCCATTCACTAATCCATCCACGATGGTTATGTGTCAATTGACAAATTGCAACTCTGTCATGATTTTTAAAATGCTGAAGATAATCAACAAAACCACTATCATCTGGATTGTCGAGATCGCACTGCTTATCATGACCGATAACAATCAACTTACACGGACCTTCGCTTTGGTCACAGCGAGTAATAGTCTTCTTCAGGCTTTCAAAATCATAGTTTTGACACTCATCCAAAATTACTACGCTATTATTCAAATTTGTACCACGAAGGAAAGTATGGGTCAGGCAAGTAATATAACCGGTTCCATTCTTCTGATTTACCATCGTTTCATCATTGATGACCTTATTAGGGTCAACACCACACTTAATCAAAGCCTGATAAAAAGGTTCAAAATATACTTCCGATTTCTGTGTCAGATCACCCGGAAGATATCCCTGACGCTTTTCACCGTAACTAGAAACAATATAAATCAGCTTATCAAAATAACCAGCCTGAACAAGTAAGTTTGCGGTTGCTGTAGCAATCAGTGTTTTTCCTGATCCGGCACGTGCGTCCACAAACACTACGTCAATATCTGGATTCCAGATAGCATCTCGAAATACCCGCTGTTCTTCGTCTAATGAGATTCCATAAAAACCATACTGGTCAGGGTCGGTAATCTTCTCCACAGGGGCATCATAAGAAACACGCTTCTTAGCCATATATTTACTCTCCCTTAATTGAACTCATCCACATCATCGCAAATCTTATCTACAATACCAAAGTTGACCTGCTCGTTAGCATCCAGATACCAATCCTTAGCCTTATTCTTGGTCATGGTCTTCTTATCAATAGTAGAGTGAGCCATAATATACTCACGCATCTTCACAACCTGCTTCTCGTAGTAGTCCATGGCCATCTTAGACTGTTCAAAAGTACCCTGCGCACCGCCAGAGCCACTGTGAATCAGCGCGGTAGAGTGAGGTAAAGCAAAACGCTTCTGACCAGACAACAGCATCACAAGAGCGGCGCTCATTGCAATACCTGCGTTAATCGTCCAAACAGGAGTCTTACTCAGCGCAACAACATCAATAAAGCTAAACATAGCATCCAGCTCGCCGCCGTAGCTATAAATAAACAGCTTAATAGGCTTGCGCTGCTCAACAGGAGTATCCTTATCAATACGGTTGTACTGCAGAATCTTGCGCTCAATTTCAATCAGAGACTGGTCAATCTCAAAATCAATAAAGAAGATGCGATCCTTCTCATCGACATAGAAGTTCATCATCTCAGGAGAGGGGAGACCGCCACCATTCATCAGGTTGGTGATCCCTTCTGGCAGTTGAATTTCAAAGTCCAATAGTCTATACCTCGTTCTTTCAAAGATTAGTAACGTGCGTTACGCTGCATCTGCTTCAGCATCTCAACAGCGGCAATATTAAAAGGAAGCAGCTCAAGATATCGAGCAGACTCTTCCAGATACCGTTTGTGACGGGTCTTTGCAATGCAAGCATGAGGGAAGACCTTTCGCACAGCCTTCGCTTCGGACTTAGTAATTTCAATCATTAGGTAAAACACCCTTTCAAAATAAAATAGGTAGGAAGAAAACAAGCGTCCTCGCTCTCTCCCTACCATAACTTTCCGCACTGTGTTTTACTCTATATATGTAAAATTATAACGTATCTGCGTTAAAATACTGCATTTTTTCACATTTCATAAATCAAACATTTTTCTATTTTGCGCGGTTTTCTCAATATTTACGTTTTTAGCGCACTTACGACAGTATTTTTGTCTGCGTCCAGTGCGAGCAACCATCTTTCCACAACAATCACACTTGACGTATTCTTTCCCACAATACTGACTCCATAGAATGCCAGCATTCTCAAAATCGTCCACGAAAATCTCATGAGGAGAATCCGGCTCCGCAATCAAAACATGAATATTTAAGTTGTCAATCTTTTTCAGGCTGGCAAACCCAATAAAGCCAAGATTATGTAACTCGCAAATCATCTCGTTCTGTTTTTTCTCATTCACGGATATGTTTGCCATCCTAAAAATATCAGCCGTATCTTCCGTAATCCAGTAGTTGCATTTTTCATTAACGGCAATATGGTATTTTGCCAAACACAGCATCGTGAACATCAGGCGCTGCATCTGCTTGCTTTCGAGTGCTTGAATCTTCTCAACCTCTGCTTTTGTAATGCACACACCATCAAGCTCCACCATGGGACGACCCTTGGCAGAAGCAATCGCCTTATCAATCAGTTCTCTATCCAGAACCTTGTTGTACCCTTCAAAATGACGTAACATATACTCGTTGATCTTTTCTCTTACGTCATCCTTTGAGTATCCCTTATAGAAATAATACTTCGCAACATAATGCAAAACATGCCCCGCTTTCTTCCAAGGCACATCCTTCTCTAGCCACTCTTCAGCATAAAGAACTTCATTCAATACAATCATCCGCATCCTCCTTGCTATTCATGTCAACCAAAACATCCTTGAAACGCTTGCCGTCATATTCAATATCGCCATTCTCGTCCTGCACAAGAGAATGCACCATACCATTATGTCGTTCCAATAAGCGTTTAATCAAAGTATCGTGAAATAACTCCCAAACAATTGCAATACTTGATGCATTCTTCTTACAAAGATCAAGCATAATATCGCAAAGCGCATCGTCGTTAGAACACTTATCATGAAGATTGCGGAACATACTTTCCTGATACAGCGCAATGCGCTCCTTGCGGTCTGCGCCGGTTTCTTTATTATTGTTTCCGTTGCCAGAATGGATTGCGTTGCCACGAGCAAATCTCAAGTAGTCCTTAAAGATAGAGCGGATGCCATAATACTGAGAGTTGGTATACTCCACACCAGACTTGAGCGAGTCGTAATCAAACTTGCGCCTTATCTTGAGTTCTTCTTCAAAATCTTCCAACTCGTCCTCTACAGTCCAGCACAGGCGGTTCATGGTACAAGAATTGATTCCGACCGGCATCCGATAGAGGTAATACTGGATAACCATTTCATCCACATCGTCCTTGACGGTCTTTTGCATAATCTCATCCAGACCAGCAAACCCATCCCACTTGATGCGCTTGCGAGCTGCGGCTACATACTGCTTGTAATCACGCATCTGAGCAGGGTAGATGTAGCTCATAAAGTATGGCTTACGCCATGCGCAAATACTACTCCAAAGCTTCTTATCCTCAATGGTGTCAGGATTATCATCGTCTTTAACAGTACAAGCTTTTAAATCGTACCAATACCGTGGCATTGGCTTGCATTTGACCCCTTTCACAGCGTCCAAAACATTCTGCTGATATAGCTGACCACACATGATACGATAATCCAGTTCTTCATACTCTCGGCTTCCCGGCTCAAACTGGCTTTGAACATCACCCATTGAGGTAATGTGGTTCGTTGTCGAACCAACGTCATTGCCAAATCCAGCAGCATTCGATTCTGCTAAATCATCCTCAGTAGGAATCTTCTTTTCTCCTTTTTTCTGAACACACAAAAGAGTCGGTGTCTCTCTTTTATTCTTGATAAGCACATCATTATCTGTGCTAAAAATAAGATCGCCATCAAAATCTGCGCCATTCAAAGCAGCACAGGTATTGTCCCATGCACTAAGAATTGTTACCGTCTTCATATAACGATACCAGTTTTTACAATCATCATTAGAGTTTAGATTCCGAAGAACAATATTGTTATGACATGACATCGGTGCTCTGAAACAAGCAACTCTCTTAACATCTCTATCATTCCAGAACCGGCTGTAAATCTCACCAGCTTTTAACAATCCAGTGATTTCCATTCCAAAGATGGATTGGCAAAGTGCATAAGGGTCTCCACTTGCAACTTGGAAATTCCCTCGTACCTTTACAACACCCGTTTTTGCTTGGGAAATCCGTTTCTTAATGAAATACCGAATCCGATTTTGAACATAAGGGTCATCAATCATTTCCGGCTCAATCATAAGAGCCTTAATATAATCGTTTTCCAGACTGTTTATGTAATTCGGGTCATCGCGCATTCCACTGCCACGCAAATACAGCAACGCATCACGCCAGTCACCGCCCATGACACCCTTGATTTCATCCAAAGTTGGCTTCACGAGTTCCCGAATCTCATCATTCGTAAGCTGATAGCTTTGGATAAACTGATAATTCAGGTTACGCTCTTCATCAAGCTCTAACTCACAAGTCTTTGTTACAGAGAAGTGATAATGATTCTCTCGGCAATTCTCGAAGTAGTCCTCACAGCTGTGGTAACTATCCCAGAGCTTCAACATGGATGTCGTAAGAATTACCTGAACACGATTGATGTCCTTGTAGTTTCCCCAAGAATCCTTAATCATGTTCTTTTTGGCAACCTTCTTGGCAAACTCACGGAAAGGGAAAGGGAACAGCATACCTTTACAAAAAGCATTCCGTACACAGAAGCCAGATGCGGTAGCAGGGAGTTTCAAATCTTCACTCCACTGTTGAGCAAGGTCATAGCTAATAAGACCAAAGCCATCGCTGGCGCACAGTTCACAATCATGCTCCATGTCCTCTACCATCGTAGGCTCGCCGGAGGCTCCGTCGTCCAGAACGATTACATGATCTTTAAAGTGCGTGAAGCAATCATTTATAACAAGCACACCATCAGGGTCAGTGACTGGAATGGAAGCGGAACAGGCAAGTGCTCTATAAGCTTCTATCTTTGCCGGAATAAACTCAATTCCCTTGTTACGGCCATTATCGATTCGCTTGCGTATCTCGTCAACAAGACGGTCGCTCACAAACACAATCGTACTATTCTTAACGCCACCAGTGGTTCCAACCAGACGGCGATACGTGATTCCATTGATTTTAAACCCCTTTGGAGAACACGCCCGGCGGTAGTCGTTCTTCTTATCAACCACCAGACACATATAATCCGGCTTGAACTGAACTGCATCCAATTCGGTATACAGCCTCCGAATCTCCCGGCGATTCTCTAAGCAAGAAGGTTCATTCCGCAGCATCTTGATTCTACGCTTGATACTCCGTGCCTTAGCCTCTGCATCCGTAACACCATTCAACTCATCAATCCATCGTAGAATAGTGCTATTAGCCAGCGAAATGATCTCGTGGTTTCGTCTGGCTTCATCCAATGGTAGTGTTAAATCCCATTTTGCTTCAACTAGACGCTTCGTATGGATCTTAAAAACAAACTTCTGGCAAGTTTGCTGCTTTGCCATTCGGCAGTCACCTCCGTGTTCTTCTTAAATGTATCCTGTAATGTATAGCTAAAAGGGAAATACAAAAGCAGACTTTTATAGATAGCAGCTCTCTCCATCTTCCATGGCCTTGAGCCAAAGTCGTTCACGCTCCTGATAGAGTTCATCCAGCATATCGTCAGCAGCCTCATACTCCCGGCGTGTCAGTCCTGCGTAGTTCATATCACGAATTAAATACTTAATTTCTGCATCAACATCCTCGTAAGTACGCATCATTCATCCCTCAACTTCCATTGTAACCATGCTGATTTTACGGTGTTGACACAAGACTTACATGCACCGGTCAATATCATCAAATACGACATCTTTCTTCGACCACGTTCTGTCTTTTCGTGTTCAAAATATTGACAGATATCGTACAGACGAATTTCAATCGCTTCTACCGCACCATTGAACTTGTGGTGGTTTATGATTACAGAATCAATATAATCAGAGAAAGTAATCCTGTCTATTTCCAATGAATCGAAATCTTTACAGATGTCTTTAATAATATATTCCAAAGCTATTACACCAGATCTATCTGGTGCTACAATATCACAGTCGTGTTCAATTGCGTGTTTGCAAGCATCATATGAACGTCCATACCCACGAGGTAAAAGAACTTTCTCCATTATTTGACCTCCTCAGCTACCCGGCGGATCGTCTCATCAATCTGTTCAAGCTCTGCCAGCAAAACATCCACGGTATCTGCATCACTCTCAGAAATATTTAAATCCTTAATCTTATGTAAAGCCCATTCAAGATTCGGGTAATAGCCGACCGTAACCTCCTTTACGCCGGTGCCAATCTCACCAGTCTTTGGATTCTTGCCAGCTGGCCGTTGCTCAACAATAACGAGATTCCGCTCGTCACAATTTTTAATAATGTATTTACCAATTTGCACTCGCATCTCTTAGCCCTCCTTATCGTCCCCATTCACCATAAATGGAATCTTTCTCGTCCATCAGCTTCTTAAAATATCTCAAAAAGAACGCCTGTCCCTTTGGTGTAAGTCGTGTAACATACCTAAACTTACCTTTTGGAGTTCTCTTTTTAACAACCTTAAAATATCCAAAACAATCAAAGTCTCGATACGGAGTATTCCAATATAACCCTCTTGTCTTATTAAGAAATCCTTTTTCTCTTAGGGTCTCAAATACATTATTTTGATGTGGGATACGGCCACTAACAAGAATTCCATTCTTACTCAAAATATGTACGAAGTCTAAAATAGAAATACACCCATCAGAATCCTCAACAATTGCAGTATCGTTACTAGCGATTTTCACATCAGAGCCTGTATTATTACCATTCTTGCTATTTGGAAGAAGTCCATATTCATCCTTTATTAACCGATAAATAAATTCGCGTCCTTTGCCCGTCCAGAGAAGATATGTATGACCTTCTAATACATCCTTAAATACAGTGGTTTCCGAGACAGCGTACCCACTGTTTTTATACTTGTCAGTAATAATCCATGATTTAGTCGCGTTATCTCGATATATCACGCCGTATTTACCCAAAAAGTTGTTTAACTTTCTAGCACTCAAGCCACTGTACCACTCAGCAATTTTTGATATAGATACATTCTCACTTGTATCATAACCAAAAATATCTTTCTCATCCATTTGTGTAATTCTCCTTAAATATTTCTAGCAGCCTCAAATGCGGCCACATCGTTCATGAAATCATTGATATGTAAATACTTATCAGTCTTCCGCACAGTCTTAGGCTTAAATTCTTGGCATTTGCATCGCACCTCATCACAAGTCGTAAAACACGGAATCTCGTACCTGCATTTCGTACAAACATGTTTCTTGTGGAACTCTGGCAAGCGTCCAGCAGCTTGGTAGAATTCGTAGGTTACCTTTAAATCAATCCAGTAGGGGTTATCAAAATTCATCGTCATCAACCTTTCTTATATTGTTAATCATCTAGCATGTGTTCGTTAGTCTTTAACCAAATATTTTGCCATTAAATCTGCAATCTCCTTTGCTTCATCTGCACGTGCTTCCTTCATAAGTTGATCGCACTGTTCCTCTGATAATCCACTTTCACGAAGTAAGTTACGAGCATTAAATTTTTTGACTATTTGACAATGCCAATTTTCAACCATGTCAGCATCATTATTGAGCTTTTCTGCTAATGTATCCTCATCCAGCCGTACCATTTTATTTATTAAAAACTGCTTTTGATATTCTTTCAGAGAAACGGGAGCGTATGTGAACTCTCTTCTCTTTTTCTTCTCCTCTTGTAGCTTCATTTTATTGACGCCGCCCCATTTTTTTCGTTCCTTGATTCGATTCTGAACTTCATCATGGTCCTTAATCCGTGATGCCACGGTAATTTCATTATCTAAAGCTGCTGCGGACATCAATCCATCACAAACGAGATCGTTGAGTTTCAACATCAGCATAACAACAGTTTTTGTATCTGCCGGATCTATTTTCCCAAATCGTCTCATAAAAAGTTTCATAGAGGTTGGCTCAATAATAATCTTATAAACTTTTTGTATCCGATTATATTGCACATCAGGAAACGTATCACTTAATCTGGAATTTAATATTCTAAAGAAGTCACCCATCCGGCCAGTTTTCCAAAGATCTGCTTCGGTTACTTGAGTTTGACAGTCAGATAAGTAATATTCGCTCAATAATTCCGATTTGACTCTAGTGTATGTTGCGTTTTGTTCATCAGTCAAAATGGTCATTCGCTTTTGGTCGTTACTAAGATTCTCAATGAAGGCTCGCTCCTCTTTTACTGTTAAAGCATCTCGACCATATAATCCATACAAAGCACTATCCAACCATTTCTTTAATTTAACACCTCCAGCTAGTTTACGAAATGCTTCTGCTATACGCATATCTTCTTTTTCATGGTCTGGATATCCATACCATCTATAATTATCATTCACCATTCCAAGAGTCTGCCACACATCAACTTTCTCCCAGAGAATTACAAGACTGTCACATCCTGTTTGATCACACATAGCATTAAAGTAGTAAACAAGAAGTCTTTGGATATGCTCGATGTATTTTTTGTTTCCTCCGGTCGGATGTTCTGGAAGGATTTCATTTTCAGGGCGAATCCTATCGACTATGAATCGTCGTCCATCTTTTCGTAAGACGACATAGCGTTCCAATTCTTTTAAAAAAGATTTCTTGCTATTGCTTGTTAAAGGTTTCCCAGAATCATCAAGAACATCAAGAGCTTGAGATAGTTCTCCAAAGTTTTTGAATACTTGTCCCTGATGCAAACGAGATATCATTCCTCCAGTTACGTTATAAACTTTATTTGCCATATGACCTCCGATTTAGAATTAGGACATTGAAAGGAAGATATATAATGTATATAATTACTTACCCCTTTAATGTCCCAATTCTTGACCTCCATAAGAATTCCAATTCCTTCAAAAATGTTAGCGATGTCTGCGAAAGGTCGCTTGCGACCGTAGCTGACCATCGATAACATTTTCCTGCCAGAGGCAGGGACCGCTTGCGGCCTGTCTGGAAGACTATTATAAACATCCACCACAACCATCCTAGCACCATCCCTTTGCAGTATCCTGTGTTATATAGCTATCTACACTTATTATACCATGGAATTGCCAAAAATTCAATAGCTATACAACACAGGACGCTAATATTCTCAGCGCCTATTATAATAAGGTATGCTTTTTGGAGTGTCATCTACTATGGTCTTTCCAGACAGGGCTCGCAAGCTCGCTTCCGCTCTATGAGCGGGCGACCATTGCTAAGTAAGCTGACGGTCACTACGTTTCCTCTGCAGACTTAGCTCAAGTCGCTATTACACATTATTCTCCATAAAAGACATCCAGATGCTCCATATGTTCTGTGTAAGCTGCCAGAGGCTACAATCATGCTCTTTGTAGGTCTTTAGAGTCTCTGAGAGTGCTGCTCAGATGCTAGATCAGTCCATCTATGGCAATAGGGGAGTACAGATGGGTACAAATAGATACTTTATGCTCCGAAGAATGGTCATTTTCGGTACATTTATGGTACACATCGGGAAAACCCGCATGAAACCTAGGTTTTTCGGCTTTTATTTGGTCAAAAAGGAACAAAATATGGGTAAAAAGGTACAAATAAAAAGAAAACTAGCAAAAATATAACGCAAATACGTTAAATTCTAGCTAGTTACCGAATGGTTTACCGATTGAAAAATAGCGATTTTAAGCCATTTTGGGGTATTTTAGATGGAAATTGATGAATTTGTGGGTATGTGTGGGAGGAGGTATAGGGGGTGTATTTTGGAGTGTTTTCGTCAGGGGAAAGTGTACCCGGAGCGGTAGGATTGGTTGGAAAGGTGTCAAGAAATTATTTATTGACAGATTGGGAAGGATAAAAAGTAGTAGTGTTGGCTGCCAATAGGAAAGATATTGATGAAATTATTGGGAATTGAAGATAAAATAATGTGTAAAATATTACGATAAATCGTTATTTCTTGAGGATGAATAAGAAAGATGTACTGGGGGCTTAGCTTGCTGCCTGGAACGTCCAAAAAATGGAAAGTATGCCCCACGGCTTGAGTGCTGGAAATGCTCAAAATACAGCACTCAACCATGATAGGCAAGGCGTGGTTTTGGCGTTGCTGCCATTATCTGATGAGACATCACCAGGCGCAGATAATGGTTAAAGAATTTTAATTGTTTGACAACAAACAAAAATGTTCGATACAAAACAAAATGTTTTGTTGATTCAAAATCAACTTTTAATTGTTTTTTGCTTCTTTTAAATCAACAAGTCCCGTTTTCCCTTATAAGGTAATTATATATTATATTTTATTCCTTATTCCAGCCGAAAACGCCCACGACTTGCCAAAATATAATTTTTAACGATATATCGCTATTTTATAAAATTCTGGAATTATTGCATGTTTTGTCCATGTGTTTGCAACATTTAGTACTAGATACCGATTGAAAAAAAGAGTAAAATTGCCTTGCAATCAGGGGAAACCGAAAGGAAACCGAAACAAGATTGTGCCGAATTTTGAAAACTGAATCAATCTTTTGTGTGAACGGCTAAAATGTTCTCACTCAATCTAGGCAAGTGCAACAAGCCCATCGTGGTTATAAATCAGCAGTCTACCGGAACGGTAAAGCACCTAGAAAGTTTGATTCAGTCGGAAAAATTCGGCGGTGTAGCTAGCACCGATTCAGAAAATGCAACGCTTGCAAGTGGGCGCTGATTGTGCATTCCGCACACGACAAAACACACTTGCTATCCTACCGTATAGGCTAGAAAGATACGGAAAACAGGAAACACGGTTTAACCGTTCAATCACTGTTTTGGTTTTGGCAATGCAAGCCGAAAAACCTTAAAAAGCCGTTTGTCCAATACGGCATTAGAGGGCAAACAATCCGCAATCAACAGGATACTAGATTGTACTGTATGCACACAAACACGTTGTACAGAAAAGAGGGCAACGCCCATACAGCACATGACTAGGCAAGGAAGAGCAAAAAAGAAAGTACAGTTTGAACAAACCACAAACTAACTTTTATGGGTTTATATCCATGTGCTACACATTGCAAAGTTTATACTTTGCTTTTATGGTTTATACCATTATCTATTGTAGCAAAGTTAAGTGTAGTTTGCAAGAGTTATACAGCAAATGTTTTAACTGTTTAATGGGACAAAACCTTACAACGTCAAGAAAAAAACAGTACAAAAAGTATACATATTTTGCCCTATTTAGGGCGAACTATAAGCCCATAAGCAAGGCGTTTTGTCTGGTTTGTGGGTTTTGGTTTGCGCTAAAACGCAAAACCATCGAATATACACACAATTCAGAAAATTAAAAAAGAGGATTATTATGCGTGAAGCTATCACTATGCCCGAATTCCGCACCGCTATTCAGAACAAAACCACCGATTCTTTTAGCGCACGCGAATTGCTGGAATTGCTCAACAATTCCGCCGAAATGGCAACGGCAAACGGCAACGAAACGGCTGATTTAATTAAAGCTATTTCGGACAACAACAAAGCCGAAAATGAATCCCTTTGCACCGATAAATGCAAAGTTTTGATTGCTATGGAACGCGCCGAAATGTTCCGCACCTATTGCGTAAACCCGACTTATACCGGCCATAAGTTCAGCGGTAAAAAGAACGACAAAACCGGCAAATATGAATTGACTGAATCCGCTATGCGTATCAAGTTTGCAAAGCTTGAAAAAGTTTACCGTGATACTACCGGCAAAAAGTATGATACGCTTTGCAATTCCGACTTTTACGGCAAACTTGTTATGCTGTTTAATGGCTTTATGGCTGAATCCCTTTGCACTGATTTAACGGCAAACAAACCTGTTCGTTCCGAAAAAATGCTTGACGCGCTCAAGAATGCAAAGCTTGATTGCTTTACTAGCAACAAGAACAACAAAGAAACACGTCTTGCACAGTTGCAAGCAATTTACAACGCTATTCTACCCGAAACTTTGACGGTAAAGGCACTTTCTTGTGATATGGCTTATATCAAAACGGCATACACTAAGGCTAAAATGGGCACTGTTACCACGCTTAACGACAACGCGCTGATTGATGAAATTATTGTAACTATCGGTTATGCACTGTCCTTTGATGAATCTATCGGTAAGCGTTCTCGTGCATACGATCTTCAGAGCAAGTCTGCCTTTTTTAAGAAAGCAAAGTAAGTAAGCTGCATCTAACCTAATAGCACTCTGGGGCGGGCAATAGTCCGCCCTACTCTTGCAAAATCGGTTTGCCTTGACGTGGCGCAAGAGCTTTCTAACCAAATAACCGATATAATTCCGCACAGAAAGTGTGCCTATTTTCAGAAAAGGAAGTGAACACAATGAAAATTTCTTTGCACCAAAAGAATACACCTGTAGTGTTTCGTGGTGTATCTGTTCCGGCAAATTCTATTTACGGAACAATCAAAGCAGAGAATTATAACTTTATCTTTGTTTCAATGCCTAAAATGGATTCTTTCGACAAAATGCCTTTTGTGTTCTACCAAAACGGCAGAATCGTTAAAAATATCTATTCGGCTATGCTTGAATCTGCTATTTCTCAAAGCGTGAAAAGCCTTGCAAATGACGGAAAAATCACGCTCACACACTGGAATCATAAGGCAGAACAAATGGCAGAAATGCGCATTGTAGAACGTGAAAACAAGCGTAAATCAGAGCGCAAGGAATGGAAAGAAATTCGATCCGCACAGAAAAACCGTGATTCAGCTGGGCACAAACCTAGCAAGCACACAAAAGCAATGCGGGCAAAGCCTAACTTTTATACGGCAGAATACAACGATCTTTCTAAACGTATCTATGGTGAATCCATTGATATGAATGGGACGGTCAGACGTTGCCGGAATAGAACGGCAGAGTACATGGACGGCAGCGGGTTAGGAAAATTCCGTGGTGATATGCGCCCTTTGAATCCTCAGATGCCTTTGAAATCTGGCCGAAAGGCAAGGGGATAGTATGGCTATGAATCCCTTGCCAGAACGGCAAAACAATGCTATAATTGTACTACCAATGAAATCAAAAGGTGGTGCGATTGTGGGCAGACCTAGCAAATATGCCGATATGAGTAAAGAGGAAATTCTTGCAGCTATGCAGGAAAAGAAAAAGCGTCAAGCCTCTTGCCAGTGGAAAAAAACTTGTAACCTTACACTTAAAGAAGGAGAATTTATGGAAACTGAAATTTTCCCGAAATACGATTGTGAGAATGTTACTCAATTCATCAAAAAAATCTGTCGTGGTGAATTGATCGTTTCCCCGGCAGAGTCCGACTCTTAACCAAACTCTAACAGAATAGCAGTACTGAACGTCTTGTGAATTTATTGCAAGGCGTTTTCTTTATGCCCTAAATTGCATAAATATGCAAATATTATGCGGAATATGCAAAATGAAAACACATCAGAAACAACAAATGCCGTATGAATCAGATTCACACGGCAGAAAGGAGTGGTTATTTACTTGTGATTCTCTATCCATTCGTCATGCTTGAATTTCAAGAGTTTGAAATCACAACAGTTCTTGTATAAGAAGTGCTTAGGATTACAACCGATACTGTAAATGCTTTTAGCTTTTTCAGTGATTTCATGCTCGAAAGAACGGCAGAAACGAAGTTCTTTTTCAAGAAGATCAGCATAAGCCGAATCTGTTTCACGAATCTTGTTGAAATCCTTTTCGGTAAGTACAGAATCTGGAACAGGGAACATAAAACCAAACTTGATAGAGGATAGCACATGACCTGTTGTGTCAGAAATGAGAAGGCAAGTCTTTTGAGGTTTTGTGTTGGATGATATTGGTGCAAAGAAATTACAGTTATCGACAGTCAAAGTGATACCACAAACGAATTTACGATTATTGTCGTAAACGATATTCGGGATTTTGTTATCAAACTTCCGAAGGTATTCTGCGTACTCTGGATCAACGTCATAGAAATACAGCATAAGACTTCCTTGCATTAAAAAAGAGGTGGATTCGAGCCACCTCTTGAATTAAAGTTCCTCGCTTTCGGTGGAGGTATACCACGAATTAAAGACTGTCTTTGTATATCGGCGACAGAACCACGAATTAAAGACCATCTTTACGGCGATGGAACCGCGAATTATGAAGATTGAACCTTTATCAGATTCTTTCTTCACTATTATTATACGCCTGTTAGTCGATTTTGTCAAGAGAAAATTCTTGTCAGAATGAAATTTTTGTTTATAAAAGAGGAGATTTATTATGGCAATTTTGGCTATTGAATCAGCTCTTGATGTTGCCATAACATTTGGTGATACAGAGCTTGTGAAAATCTATCAGGAAGCCCTGGCAGACGCTGGTGTTGATTATGTCAGCACCGCAAAATGCTGGATTGAATAAGAAAGGATGTTTGTTATGAAATCGCTTCTTATGCTCTTTGGCTACACCGCATATCAGGCAGGTTGCATTGCACCTATGATGTGGTTTTTCGTTCTGGGTGCTATCGCTATGGGTGTGGCAGAATGGAAAGGATGGTTAAACTAATGGACAGAGAAATCATCGTGAAGTAAACCCGTTTTTATGACCGATAATTCAAAAATATTAACATAATCAAAGGAGATATTACCATGAAAAAGAACGTCAACGCTTCCGTTACCACCACCGCAGCCGCTATTTCTGCTCGTCAGATTGCTTGTGAGAAGGTCATAAAGGGTGGTGTAACCCTGAATGGTTGCCTTTATGCTGAAATTCCTCTCGATCTGATTCGCGTTGATGTTTGCTATCAGCGTGAAATCGGTGGTGCTCGTTGGCCGCGTATCAATGCAATGGCCGCTGGATGGGATGCAAATAAGGCTAACAGCGTTCTGGTTAGCTATCGCACCGACACTCAGTATTTCTTTGTCCTTGATGGTCAGGGACGTTTTGTGGCGGCTCAGAAGGCAGGTCTGAAGAAGATTACCTGTCAGATTCTTCAGAACCTCGAACTGAAGGATGAAGCAGAAGCGTTCTTGACTCAGGATGATAACATGACCAAGATTTCCATGCACGATAAGTGCAAGGCCGGTGTTATCGCGGAACATAAGGATTGCATTACCCTTGTGAATACGCTTGCTAAGTACGGTATCGACATGAAAGAAGTGAACGGTATCGGAACGGCTATGGAGATTTCTGCTAAGAATCCCACGGAAATTGATTGGCTTATCGGTCTGATTGTCCGCACTGAATGGTATGGGCAGCACAACTGTTTCAGCCGTACCACGCTCAAGAGTCTGCACGAGCTGTACAATAAGGACTTCAACAAAATGGATAGGGTCGAAAATGTTCTGGTTCCTATCATGTCGGCAAACCGTCCTGATACGCTCCGTAACGTGTCTGAACTGGTATTTGCTAAGAGCAATAAGCAGGGTTTCCTTGCTATGTATCAGCTTTACACCAACATGATTGCAAGCAATCGTGATACCAGAATGAAATTCCTCGAAAAGATCGCTGGTATGGGTATTAAGGTTCCGGCCATCGCAAAGCAGGCTGAATAAATCGCATAATAACGTCAAAAATGATTTCAAAAATTACATAAAAGATATGTTTTAAGGAGGGTTTGTTATGACCGCAAAAGAGTATTGCAAGAGCCATCCTGTAACCGCCTACGATAGCTGCCATGGCAGGTGTGGTGGATTTCAGATTCACGGTGATATCGAATACGGCATTGACGATTACCTTTATGGTATGTCCGGTGTGCTGTGTGATGATGAAAAATACCATAGCTACCACCATCTGAAGATCACTTACGCACGGTCTGGCAGAGCATACGTCAGGTGTTTAGGAAAGCGAATCTATCTTGATGAATGCTTGAGAGTATAAAGGAGAATGCGCAATGAAAAAGGGTCAATGGTTTATGAACGATGATACCGGTGTTGTTACTAACATTCACCGGGAAGCTGTCGAGTGGTATCGGCAGGGTGCCAATATTTCCATCTGGATCAACGGCGTGGTTGTTTGTCGTTGGGGTCACTGATAAGAAAAGGAGAATACAAGAATGCGTGCTACGATTGAGGTCTATGAAGATAATGCTGGAGGTATCTTTGTTGCCGTCTTTGGTCAGAGTGGTTTGAAAAATCTGTTTGTCGTTGCTCCTGATAATAATGAAACAAGAATGACGAGGGCATTCTATCAGGAAGCATTATACGGATTCTCTGGCGTGGATGACTACAACGCAGCAGATTTTTCTGGTCTGTCTATGGATAATGCTTACGCAGATATCTGCAACAGAAATTTGATTGCAGAGTTTTACGACAATCGTGTTGTAAACCTGTATCCGGCAGACATGGGTGTTGCCGGAATGGAGCTGTTTGGTATGGCTTAAAAAAGAAAGGAGCTACATAAAATGAGACTTACTCAGAATAAGCTGTCTGTTATTTTGGCTACGGTCGTGGTTGGTGTTTCCATTCTGACAAATTGCATGACTGCTAATGCAGCAGAGCCTGTGAAAACTCGCTTGAAGAATCGCTATATCCTCGCTGGCCGTGTGGACGAAATCGAAGTATTCCGCAACGGAATCAAGACGATCCATGTTGTTGATGAGAACGGCGAGGAATGGCTGTATTCTTACGCAAGCATGGAAGAAACCCCGGCGGACGGTCAGAATGTCACAATGATTATGAGCAACAACGGAACAGAAAAAATCTATGATGACACCATCGAAGATGTTCTGTGGGCACGGCCTGATGAAGTGGATGTTGATTGACGTTCACGAAACAGTCACAAATAAACAACGCATCAACGCGCTAAAATATGACGTTAATAAAATCTACATTTTAGTGCTTGACAAAAGCGATAGTATCCTGTATTCTATAGCTAGAAAGGGCAGTCCGTCATAGGACTTTTATTTTTACTATATAGCTATATAATACAGGATACATAAGAAAAGGAGAGTCAACTGCTATGGCTATGTACAAAACTAAGAAGGATGCAGCTTACGCATGGGTTCGGGAATTTAATGCGATTCCTCAGAGTGTTATTGAAAAGCTCGCCAAGGTCGATTTGGAAGAGAATGGCGAAGGCATTACTGAAATCACGCCGCCGTCTTGTGGTGATCGTGTCTATATCTTTAGCGGTGACCACTATGGCGAAAATGGTGAGATCCAGAGCTACAACGAAGATGACGACACTTACAAAATTTGTTTCGACGGCACTGGCGAGGAGGTTGATGTCAGAGAAGATGATTTTGAAGTCGAGCGTGACGACTTCTTTCCTATGTGGGGAACGATGTGGCAGTTTGACAATTCGTGTGATAACTGGTGGCTTGAAAATCATCTTCAGGAAATGGCAGATTGTGGTTTCCGTATCTACGAGCAGGAGGATTTTGAATATATCTTTGGCATTGATGGCTGCGGATATGACTTCTACGAAGCACATTGGATTCCGCTTTATGAGAAGCGTGGATTCCATTGGGATGATGAAACTATAAAGGAAATGAAAGAGAATGACTGACATACAAGAAAAGATGTGGGACACACTGGTTGAAATGTCTGGCGAGGACGTCACAAGAGCGTTTACAAACTTCTTTGGCAACCAGCTTTTGAGCGAAGAATTTCATCAGTTCTTAGTGGATGAGGGTTATATGGAAAGCGAGGATGAAGAATGATTATTGATAGCATTCTCGATCGCCGGGACGGCAGATACTACAGCGCACATGACTTCTATCTTGAAGTCAGAAAGTATGAACGTCTGGGTGTTGGCACACATGGCGAAGACATTTCCATTGCCATGGATTACGGCGACAACCGTGATGTGCAGCGTGTCCTGTGTCAGTACATCCAGCGCAATGAATACCCGGCAGACATTGAGGACTACATAAGAAGTCAGATCTGGGTAGTGTGAGCAGCAGATGCTAGGTGATTAGCGGTACTAGGGCAGACATAACCGCTACCAGAATGCGAAAGCATAAAAATATTAAAAGGAGCGATTGATATGGAAACAATGTACGACCGCATCAAGCGAATGGATAAGCATGAGCTTGCTGAGTTTATCTATGTTGTTTATCAAGTTGGTGTTAAAGATGGTGAACAGAATCTTTGTGATTCTCCTATGGGATTTTTTGGTTGCTGTTACTTCCTTAATGATAACGTAAAAGTATGGATGCCGAATGATAAGCCTAAAGATCTTTGTGATGCTTGGAATATCTAAATATTAAAAGGAGTGTTTGTTTATGAAAAGATTGGATATAACTGTGAACTGTATGGCGGTTTACAATAGCTTTATTGATGTCCCCGATAATATGGATATTGATGAAGCTATTAAATATGCAAAAGAACATCTTTCCGATGTTCCTATTCCTGAAGGTCTTGAATGGGTTCCTGATAGTGACGTGTTAGATGAAGAGAACTGTGAGTTTGAAGATATGGATTAACTAAAATCATGCTTTTATCGGAGGTTTGTTTATGACTGTTTCTGAGTTTGTTAAGAAGTTGAAAGAGTTTGGCTATGACGAAAATACCGAATTGGTTTTTGGAATGTATACCAATACTGAATTCGGAGACTGGAAAGAACTTCAGGTCAGGGGAGTATCAAAAGGTGTGTGTTTTTCTGACAAAGAAGCATATCCTGATGAGCCTTTGATTTGCGTAACGATGGAGCAGGAGTGATGAAAAAATGAAGAAAAAGATACCGGTTATTTTCAGAAAGATAGACGGATACATTGATGGGTTTCTTCCTACACTTCCGCATTCGTATGGCAGGATCGAAAGCTATTGTCGGAATGAAGGACATAATGAAGCGGATTACTTTTATGCAATCAAAGGTAGGCTTGCTACTGAAGATGAATACAGTTCTCTTTTGAAAGAGTTGCGTTCTATCTATGATGACGATGAAAATGAATTGGTTGTCCGCAAAAAGATTGCAACGTATTGGACGGCAGAAAGTAAATGAGGTGACGATATGAACACTATGTACGTTATTGCCGTGAAGCATTTATTCGACTACAAAGGAAACACTCTTAATCGTTGGGAGTATGTTCAATTTGGTGAATGTGGGTACACATTTTTTACTAAATCCGTTGATGGTGCGCAGCACTTTTATTCTATTGATAAGGCTCAAAAATGGTTTGATGAAATCGGTCACGGACTTATCTTTTACGGAAATTGTGAAGGTCAGTATGATTTGAAGTCTCTTTGTATTAAGAGCGTTGTTTTCCGAGACCCTATTGTAAATTTTGTAAAAGATTTGGATTTTAAAAACTGCTAAAACAGATATTTTACAATGATTGAGGAGGCTTTAAAATGACCTTTGAACAGTACAAGAAGAATCGTCCATTCTTTTCTGATCCGTACTATGTGAATATTGTAGAAAGAGTAGAAGAACAGTTCTTCTCTATTCCGGCAGAAAAAATTCACGATACAGAGAACGAACTTCCTCATAAACTTAATTTTGGAACTCTCGGTGAATCAAAATATCTTTCTGTTCCTTGTATTGTATTTATGAGTGATGGCACAGAGTATGGAACATATGTTGATATCGCTGGTTATTATTGTTATCAAGATAATCAGTGGTATTTTGATCGCATTGATGTTAGTAGAACGCTGTCTCTGCATGAAGTGTATAGAAGAAAACCGACAGTTTTGAAGTGGGTTCCGTTGAAGATTGTCTGTGACGAAGACGAAAGAGATGATAGATGTTTTCAATACAATGGAGAACATTATAAAATCATATAAACAAAAGGAGCTAGTACAATATGACTGAGAAAGATAAACGGATTCTAAAATACGCAATTGATAATCTTGTTCTTAGAGAAATCGAATTATGCAAAGGAAGTTGTAAAAGCAACCCTGAAAACAAAGCAAACCGTGAACGAGATCGTGAGTTGATTATTTATGGTATTCACAGCGTTTTATATGAGGTTGAGCGTCTTGAAGAACAAGAGAGAGAGATGCTGGAGAAAGTCAAACATGAAGTGGTTCAGTTTTGATTGAGGTGATAAAAATGGACGAAAGCAAAGTTGTGAAGCAGATTGCCGAATGGATGGTCAAAGAAGGTACAAAAAATACTACAGAAGGCAATTGGATTTTTCATATTGACGAAATCACAAAAGAATTTAACGTAAGCAAAATGTTTGTTGCGGCCTATTGTGGAGAGATTTTTGATTCACTTTATGAACACGAATCGGTTGCTGACGTGGAATGTACTCTACAAGAAGGCTCTGATTTTTATGTGAAAACTTTTGACGTTGATTTTTATACAAAATTTTGTCCCAATGTAGAGGATAAAGATTGGAGTGAGATTGTATGACAAACATTGAAAAGAACATTGTTCTCGCAGCTCTTTCTTCTTATCGGCGTAAGCTTATGGATCAGAGTGTTTCATTCCTTAGAGCTGGCAATCATGAGGATGCAAAGCAGTCAACGATGGAAGCGGCCAACGTGAATGCGCTGGTGATTAAGTTTACAAGAAAAAAGGAGTTTGCAATATGAGAAACCTGTCTAAGCAGAACCGTAAGAAAATTTATGACCTTATCAAACGTGATTGCACATTTGTTGGCTCATATGATTTGGAACATTCTGAAGAAACTGTTTTGACCTATCTTCCGAAGCCTGGCACACAGATTTATATAGATGTTGAGGAAGTTCGTGTCGTAAAGAATCGTAAGACCGGAAACTGGGTCGAATCCGTTGTTGACATTCGGTGGAAACACGGTATGACCTTGGTAGAAGCCGAAATGATCGAACGAAAATATCAGTGCAAATCTAATAAGTAAGGAGTTTGCGATATGAATAACGAAAATAAGATTATTGTGACTAGCTGGAATGGGAAGTCTTGGGAGATGACACCTGAACAGATTGAAGCAGCTTACCGTTATAAAGAGCGTCAGTATCGTATTGATGACGCTCTTTATCAGCTCGAACTTAATGCAGACTGGATTGAAGAAGAATATGGCTATTCATACAATGAAATTATCGATTTTTCGGAAGAGTTAGCTGAACGATTTCAGGATTATTTCGATTGCAATGAATCAGAAAATGACGCATGGATTGACCGTATCACAGAAATGTTTGACAGACTTGGAAGAAAGGAAGACAACAATGACTGATCCTTGCCGTTACTGTGTGGCACCGAAGCGCTATCCTGGTTGCCACGACCATTGTGAGAAACTGAAATCCTATCGTGAAAGTGATGAGTATAAGAAACTGTGTGAGTATAAGAATACATACCTAAAAAGCCATTCGACAGCAAGTTCTACACAGATTAACAAAGCGATGCGGTACTTCAAATGTAAAGGTTATAGCCTTTATGGATTCAAGAATGTTGGAGGAGTATAAGATGTATGTGATTGTAGAAGATTTAACAAACCAAAGAGTCGGTTGCGAAAACACAATCTTTATTCACGGAACTTTTGAAGCTCTTGTAGATGCTATTGCGGCTGCGAATAAAGCATATGAAAAATGTGAGAAGCAATATTACGGGGAATGTAATGTGGACACTGACAAATATAAAATGCTCCCCGGAGTAAGAATTTCTCCTTACCCAGAGTACGTTATCGGTGAAGAAAGTGAAGGTGGTTGGTACTACCATCATTATTTTATGGTCATTAAAACAAATGATATATAAGGAAGAAATAAAATGAACGGCTATTACGTCACCATTGAAACGTGTGTTACTTACACAACGTTTGTTGAAGCAGACAACAAAGATGACGCTTATAAAATTGCGAAAGATAGATTTGTTGCCGGTGAAATCGAACCAGATAATCCAAATCCAATTGATATTGATTATGCTACGGTAAAAGACGCAGAGGAGTGATAAAAATGAGAGAGTTTGAAGGTTTTATTTTTCCTAACGGAAGAATTGTAGCGATTCCTGAAAAGGAATATATGGCAGCTATCGAAGCAGGAAAAGAAATTCTTGTGTTTTGTGGTGGATGGGGTGGTGGATACGCTAGAGCGTTTGGTGCAGATAAGGAACAGGATGTTTATGAGCCTGATAAAACTTGTTACATAGCCTATTCGTATGATGTCATGGATAAGACCTTTACGCCAGAAGATATGAAGCGGTTCGCTAAAGTAATTGTCACAGATGGCATCCGTGTGTACATGAAAACAGGTGGCTCGGCTAGTGATCATTATTATGGCACCTTCTGCGACCGTGATACAAAAAACAGACTCGAAGAACATTTCCCTGATACCAGGGATAACGAAATTGAAAAATATGATTTCGCTGATTGTTGGACAGTTGATTTTGATATGACGGTTCGTATGCTAGGTGCAGATGATAAAGATTACGAAGGTATGGTAAAGATGCTCAAGGAGCTTTTGAGGTGATAAAATGTGGGTTTTAGCTAAATGTCAATATTCAGATGATAACAAGATTGGATATGCTGTATTTTACGATATTGATAAACTTGGGTGTGTAACACTTATGTTCAAAATATATGAAGATACAAATTCTATTGAGTTCTTTTATTGTCTATTAGAAATGAGCACTCTGCTAGAAAAGAAAACGTGTGAGAATATCTTAAAAGCCTATTTGAAAGAGAAAGGGATTTTTGTAGAGGATTAACTATGTGGGATTTAATGGGTAACAATTATTCAGAAGTGTACGGTATTGGATATGCTTTACTGAATGGAATTTCAGCTGGGTTTTATGTAAGTGTCATGTACAAGAACCTTGGAAATGAAATTTACTTCTATTATCTTGATGATGCTCCTTACGGAGAACTCGATGATAATACCAAAAATAAAATTGAGGATATTATTTATGATGACCTTAGCAAGCGTCATATTTTTGGGGAGGACTGATTATGTGGGATTTAATTGCAAATATTTACCACGAAGAAGATGGAACAGGTTATGCCTTAATGTTCAACACAAGTGATAGGTATTATCTTGATGTTATGTACGTGTGTGGGCCGTTATACAATTCGATTTGTACTTTTTATTCTCTTAATATTTCAGAGAATGAAAAAATACGAATCGAAGAAGCACTTGTAGCAGAACTGAGAAACAATGGAGTTTTAAGGAGTGAAGATTATGTGGGATATAAGGGAAGTTCACGCTTGTTTTGATGGTGATGGCTGGGTTTGGAATGAATCTTTTCATCACAAGAATGTGTTCGTAGGTGAGAATGAAGATCCGAAAGAAATCTTCTGGCAGGAATGTTAGATGTTCTTCCTTCAGGATTATCTAAGTAAGTGTGAAATCGTGGATGACGGTGATATTCTGGAGCTTCAGCTGAAAGACTCCGGTGAACCGGTTCTCGCTATGATTTTGGCAGAGTAAGAGTAAAGGAGAATGAACTATGACACGGTTTTATCTTAACGCAGGCGCTCTTGGCTGCTGGATGCACCAGAATAAAGCACAACATACTGGTGCTTACGTTGAGGGTGTTCTGGTTGATAGTTTTGTCGTTGAAACAAAGCGTGGAGTTGCAGCTATCTATGAACATTACCTAAATGAGTGGACAAGCAACTATTATGTTGAGTTTACCGATTACAAGAACGGTTTTAAGAATGGCGAAGTCGATAAGATCTGGTCTAATTGGTATGCTTTTGAAGAAAAGGCTAGTGCATAAGAGGTGATGGATATGAATTTACTTACATTTCTTTCTTTGGTCACTGATGGCACAAGCGTAGCTCTTTGGGATGACTACAAGGAGCAAAAAATCAAAGATTATTGTAAACGTGACCAGATTTCAATTTCAGAAGCCAGTCGGTACGAAATGTCGTTCTTTACGGCAGATTGCGAAGGTATGATTACAATTTTTGTGCATTAAAAGGATTGATAAAAGGGAGATTTTAAATATGGAAGAGGCAATGGAATATATTGAAGATAAATTTACATTAAGTAGTGGACTTTGTAGTCATATCATATCAGATATTTTATGTTTTTTGAAAAAATCTTCTGGTTCTCGAATGGATAAAATCACTCTCCTTAATAATTTACTTAATTCACTTGGTCTTACGATAGAAGAAGAGAAACAGATTATTGATTGGCTCTTATAATGTAAGGAGATTTTAGATATGGAAAACTTATATTGCTACGATAATGAAATCATAAAATGGACTTACGGCGATAACCTATATTGCTTACATATTCAGCACGACGACGTTGCAGACAATAACCCTCGTTGGTGGGATGACCATGATTCCGTGATAGCTTGTTTCCATTCTCGTTATCGTCTTGGTGATAAGATTGATGCGAGTACGGCAGAAGAGTTTTGGAACAATCTGGTTTATAAGTATTGTTCTGATGAAGAAATTCTGGATGCACTTTTTAATATGAAGCTGGAAGATACTTGTGTCGTTGTTGATGAAAATTATAGCGATGAAAAACGATATACCATCTGCGGTATTGGAACTCTTTTTGGTGAAAAGGTTTCTGAAGACCCGATGTATGTGGGATTGAAATATAACGAAATCATTACATACGTTACTGATGAGTTTTCTATTCGTGATTGTCAGATTCTTCTTGATAAGTATATTGCATGGCTTCCTCTTTGGCTTCATGACCATTCTGGCTTGTCTATGGATTGCGATACCCGGTTTAGAGGTTCATGGGATGATAGTAATATTGGTTGGATTGTGACAGCTGTTACGGATGGTTCGGATGATACCAAAAATGAAGCAGAACGAATTATGCGTAATGAGGTGAAGGAATACAGTGACTATCTTTCTGGTGAGAACTATGGCTATACGCTTTATCGAGAAGAACACGGAGAATGGAAGGAGATTGACAGAGCATTTGGATTTATCGGTTCTGACGTGTTTGAAAACGGTATCACGTACAGCGCAGGCTGTGGTCTTGAAAAGGCATTGAGGGAAGATCGATGCCGTATTGGTGATGTAGAGAAGGTCGTTACTGTTACTTATAATTTTGATAAATGTTGAATTTTATCGTAGTTTTGATGAAAATAATAAACGACAATACGTTAAAAAGGAATATCGAAATGGATGATAACTTGATGGAACGTCAGATTGCCGACTACATGGTGAAATATGGCACTGAAAATACGAACTACGGCGCATGGGTGTTTGAAGTTGATGAGTTGGCAAAGAAATTTGATGTTACAGAGGAGTGGATTCAGGAACATGAAGACGGTATTATGTCTGAGCTGTATCTCAGAGAAGAAGTAGCTGACGTTGAACGTGAATTAAGCGGCAATGATATGAGTATCACACTTTTTGATGTGGATTTCTACACCAACTATTGCCCTAACTATATTGAAGACGAACAGGAAAAGGATGATGACGTAAATCAGTATTGGTTTGCTGAAACTCGTTGGTGTATCGATGACGTTATTGGTGCAGCGAAGAAAAAAGGAATTGTATTGACTCCGCAACAAGCTGAGTCGTGGTGAAAAAAGAACGAAAAGCGGTTCGAGGATATCATTGTAGAACATGGTAATGAAGTGCTGGAAGATGCAGATTTTGATGAGGTATAAAATATGAATTATGATAATGGACCTTGCTGGTTGTGTATTGAGAAATCTTGTAAGAATTGTCCATGTGCTGTTGCGGAAGCATATGAAAATACATATTTAGATGCACAGTGGATGCAGAAGTTAAGTTGGAATAAAGATGATTGCGATAAATTTGTTGAACGTCTTTGGAAAGAAAACACAGATATCGCATGGACCGAAAATGAACGTGGAGAATTAGTTCTTGATCAAAATTGGAGAGGCTTTCCCGTTGGCAGTTTCACACAGGATGATTGGTTCCGTTGGGTGGATGAGTTCCATAGTAAGGGTGTCGGTTGGGTTTATGAGAACGTGAGGGTGTAAAAGGAGAGTTTTATTATGAAATATGACACTCAATCGATGGCCGAGGTCCTTTGTAAAACAGCAGGCGTTGAATACAGCTCTGATTTGGAAAAATTGCTGTACCATTTATATGTTCAAGCACGAAATCCTTACAATGCAGATTTTCTGCGTACAGGTTTGGCTATCATTGTAAAAGTGTGTGAGGAGTTGGAAAAACGATAATGTATTACCACCTTGAATATTCTGTCAGGCACTTTATGTACGGCGATACATATAGAGGACATGAAATATATCCAACAAAAGAACTGCGTGACGCAGAGCTTGACTGGATGAAAACGTGTTATAGTAAGCCGACAGAACTTGTCTATGCAACGTATGAAACCGAAACTCTTAGTGAAGATAAGATAATAATATAAAGGAGAAAGATATATGTGTAATGTTGGTGAACATGATTTCAAAGTCAAAATTCATAATGGTTGGTTGATTGCCACGGGGTCGGCAGACAAAGAATGCTATCCGGGTATGCTGATTTTTTACTCTAAAGACGGAAAGACATTTTCGTGGTACGATTTAATTACGGTTATTGAGCAAGATGCAGTAAATGATAAGATTCAAACCGACCTGTATAAGAAAGGCTGCGAAGATTGTTGTCATGTTTTTGATTACGAAGATGGTGAATTGAGAGGGTGAGTGTTGTGATTGTTTCCAATGGTGGATGGGATAACTCGATGGACGAGATTAAGGAAGCACTTGATATACTTTCTTATTGGTTAAGAGAAGGTGTGACGGTTGGAATTTTTAATGAAGAAACCGACAAATTTGAGTTACTAAAACCTTTTGATTCAAAAAAGGCTTTTATTTTAGGGAGTGTGAGTTTATGACGGCGCGTGAAATTGCAAGAGATTTTCTTTCTAAGATGAATCCTTCTGGATGGAATGGACGTGGATACAAACCAGATACATTTAATGATAAAAATCAGATTAAATATCATGTAGATGGTCACCCTGAAATTGATGTGGATGTTTATTATGAATATGATGCTGGCGATAATAGCTGGTGGCATTTTTGTGATGCACGTGATAATGCTTCTGGCGATAAAATTTTTGGTGTGTGTAATCCTAATGTTTGGTCTATTGATGCGATTGAAGAATCTGTTCAATATTTATTTAGCAAAATGAATATTGAAATTAAATAGAATCGAGGTTTTAGATATGAAAAGTTATTTATTTGATATGAATAATGTATTTTGTATTGCGACAGAAGCAAGCAAAAAGATTGTTGTTTTCGATGAAGATTTTACAAGCAAGAACGTAGTTCTTTATTATTTGTGTAAACGAATTGTTGACCTAGAAAATGCTGGTTATTTAGTTTGCGGGGTCACAGAATTAAATCCAGATGGTTCTCATCCGAAGGTTGCGTTTCGTAATACGAAAGAATATAAGAGAGCTAAAAAGGAGTATAAATTGTGATGAATGTCAATGAAATTCGTTACTTTGAACGCAAGATGACCGACAGTGCATTTGACGATGTGGTGAAATACGATCCAGCGATTGCGGTTCGTGCAAAGCGAGCATGGGTTATGAAGATGCAAGGGCTGATTCCGTTCCGGGAGTACATTTCTTGCTTGCAAGATATCACAGGCAATGCGCGACTGTTCTGGAAATACCAGTTTTGATAAAACAGTTCTTCTAAGGAGATAGTAATATGAATGAAAAGAGATTTGAAATTGACACGCCCATCGGAAAACTGGTTGCTGAAGCTGGTGGAGATTATAAGGATTATCCAGGAATTTATATTTATCTTCAGAGAGAAGATGGCGTTCAAATTGATTTATCTTGTACGGAAATTGATAAAGAAACTGGCGAAGGCAGGGTCTTTATCTGGGGAAATACGTCTACGGATGAATACACTAGGATGATGCGCTGGACTAAAGAACAACTTATGATTAAAGAGTGAGCGGAGGGAGTAAAACAAAATGACTACTAACAATTCTATGACTGTAATAACCTCTAAGCCATTCGGCGCACTGAATGTGGACGTGTACCAGAATGATAAACACCAGTATTATATGACCCGTGAACAGATTGGGCGAGCACTGGAATGTAAAGAACCTCGGAAGTACATTGCGAAGATTCATGAGCGTAATGCAGACCGTCTTGACCCGTTGAGCTCGGTCGTCAATTTGACGACTGAGGTCGGAAATTATACGCAAGAACGTCAAACATATATGTACAGTTTGCGTGGTGTTATGGAAATCTGTCGTTTGTCTCGTCAGCCGAAGGCGGATGCGTTTATGGATTTCTGCTGGGACATTATGGAATCTCTGATGCGTGGCGATTCCGTTCTGGCTACTCCTCAGATGGATGCTGCACTGAGTAAGGAGTTCATTGATGTAAGACTTCACGCTCTGTTTGATAGCATGAAGAACCTTCAGAGTGAACTTGATTCCACTCGCAAGGAGCTCGGTGACCAGATTGAGGAAGCTCGTGCTACTAGCAACGAAGCACTGAATATAATCAGCAGCGTGTCTCAGTGTGTCCATCAGATTAAGGATAAGCAGATGGATAATTCGATTCGTGCTAAGAGCTATACTCCTCGCAATGTGTTTCAGGATGAAATGAGTGACTGGCGTAAAGATTTGTATAGCAAGATTGGTGTGATTGCAAATACCAAAGGCTATACGAATAAGGAAACGCTTCACAAGATATATGAATATCTGAATCGTAATTATGGTTTCGTTTTGGAAGACGCTCGTGCGAAGTATGTTAAAAGAACGAATCGTAGTGGGAAAATCTCTACGATTGATATTATCGAAGAGGACTCCACTTGGAAATCCGTTATGGGTGCTGTTGTCGCAGATATGTACGCGGCATCTATTGAACGTCTGCATCAGAATCAGAATGAACTTCGTCTGACTCCAAAGGCTGTCGAAGCTGTTTCTGAAGTAAACGTGAGCGATGCTCCCGTGGTTGAGGTGGAAGCCAAGGAAGTTGTTAATGAGAAGCCTAAGAAGCAGAGTGAGACGGCAAAGATTCTTTTCCCAATTATGATGCCTCTGGCGGAAAACCTTGGTGATAGGCCGCAATACAAGCACACTTATACCCTAATCTATGAGTGTATTGGTTATAAGAAAATGAATAATTTGTTTATTGCTTACGAGAAGGCTCATGGTAAAGCACCAAGTCCGAAAACAAAGGTGTTTATCGAAAACGAAAAGAATCTCGCACTGTTTAAAAAGGCTGTAAAGCAGCTGATGAAAGAACGGGAGAACAAGTAAATGTACGTAATATCGAACGGTCATAATTATATTATGAAACGGAAAGGGGGTCGGATTTGTGCCACCTGTGATATTAACCTAGCATTACAGTTTGAATCTAAGGGTCTGGCGATTTGTGAAATCAACAAGCTTCCCGCCGGGTATAAGAATGGACACTATGTACCGAAATCAATGGATGAAATCGAAGCTGCAAATAAGAGTCCGAATATAACAAATCAGGTTGCAAAGCCGAATACATACGCATTTCATATGAAAGATTCTGAATGGCTGATAGAGTTGAAGAAAAATCTTGAGGTCACAGACAAAACCATGGCCAGCCTCGATGATTTATATGCCAAAGTCTACAGTGATTTAACTGCGGCTAGTGATGAGATTGCTGATATTGAACACGCAATTGAGTTCAAAACAGTGAACGCAGCGCAAGGTTATCAACTTATGGCGGAATTAAAGAAGGCTCGTCGTAAGAGGAGAGAAGCCAAGGATGCAAAGTTTCTAATTGAGATTGCGATGAGTCATCGAAACAACAATGATTGGGGTCATAGTCGGCTTGAGACTGCCATTGAGCAACTTGACACTCGTCAGTTTACTCCGAAAGTTCGCAACGATCTGTTTGAAAAGAATTGAGGTACATAAAAATGACGATTCGTATTTTACATGAATGTATTGATTCTAGCGATTTCTACGCGGAAGGTAATATTATTACCATTAACAAAGATAAAGAGAAGTTGTCTGAAAAGATGTTCTCGCTTTATAAGGATTGCCGGGACTCGGAAGGAAATAGTGTGAACCAGGACGAAACGTGGTGTGATTCATGTGAGGCGTCCGTTGTTAGTGGGAGCTCTGGAAATTACTATCGACATCATTGGAAAATTGACAAGTTTGAGGTGTGAATTATGATGGTATATGGAAACATAACGTGTAATCGCTGTGGCATTACATGGTATGGCCCTAAATGTGGAAAGCTCTATTGTGATGAATGTCGTAAGATAATAAGAAATGAGGCATCCATTCGATGCAAGAATAAAAAGAAACATAAACCAACATTTGTTGAGATTGTAAGAATGGCAGATGCAGAGGGATTATCTTACGGAAAATACTGTTTGAAGTATGGAATTTGAGGTGAATGTAATGAACGCAGCTGTTGAAAGAAAAGAAGAACAGATATCTAAATTGATTTATTTTAATCCTAAAACTTCCGTTCCGGCGAAAAAGCGTGGTGTTACAAAAAGTAAGCAGAAGCGTAAGCGTAATATTTCTCCAATTAGAAGCTTGGATGATGTTCAAATGATTTCGGAATACTTCTGGGATAAAAAGCAATATCGCAATTGGTGTCTATTTAATGTCGGTATTGCAACTGGGTTGCGTGCTAGTGACTTGCTTAAATTGAAAGTTTCTGATATGTCTTACTGTCTTTATAATGGAAAAATTGAGGTGGTTGAGGACGCAGGAACTTGCATCGTTGAAGAAAAAACTTCTAAATATCGTGAAATTATTCTTACTCCAGAAGCGAGGGACATTGTTGAAACATACATCAAGATTGCGAATCTTGGATATGATGATTGGATGTTTCCGTCTCGACAAGGGAGTTGGAAAAAGTCTTTGAGAACAAATGGTGGGGATGGGAAAACTGGTATTCCTCATATTGCAGAACCCAAAAAGGCCGGTGATCCTATTGATGTTGACTCTTTTGCCCGTATCCTTCGTAACGCTGGTAAGGATTTAGGTCTTAATTATAAGATTGCCTCTCATTCTTGCCGCAAGACGTTTGGTTATCGTGAGATGTGTCTTAATAAGGATGATAACCAGGCATTGTCTTGGATTCAGGGTCAGTTGAATCATAGTAGTCAAGATATTACATTACGGTATGTTGGTTTTGATGAGGATAAGGCAAAAGAATACTATAAGAAGACTTTTTATGGTGTGAATACACACAGCTTGGAAGACTGAGGTGTATGATGGCTGATACTTATATTAAAATCTGGGATACTTATGAGAGCTACTTTGAGCCCCTTAGTGCTGCTGAGGTGGGGCGTCTAGTACTGGCGATGATGAAATATAAATCGTCTGGAATGGAGCCTGAACTCAACGGAAATGAGCGGTATGTGTGGCCTGCTGTAAAGAGAGATTTAATTAAAGATGCCGAATACATCGAAGGTAAGCGCATTTCTGGAAAAGCTGGCGGTGAAAGCAAGCGTAAGCAAAACGAAGCAAACGCAAGCAAGAGCAAGCTAGAAAAAGAAAAAGAGAAAGAAAAAGATAAGATATCGTCTTCGTCTAGTGATGAAGCGACAACGACGAAATCTATCGAGGATGTCTTTCGAGAGGACATCGGAAAGCTCGGTGTTGCAGGAAAGAAGGCTTTGGCAGAATATGTTGAGCGCATGGGCGATGAACTTGTACTTGCTGTGATTGGAAAGTGTTCTGATCTAGGTGGTAGTACATGGGCTTATGTGCGAAAAGCTCTGGATGAAGCGGAATCTCTTGGTTGCAAGACTGCCGATGATTATCGCCGGGTGTGTCCGACTGGTTGTGGTCGCAATACAAGAGTGGATAGACAAGCTCCCAGTGGAAACGATTGGCTAAAAAACGCAACAAAACGTCGTCCGCTGGTTAAAAGAGAGCTGGAAACAGCATGAATGGAGGTTTGAATTATGGGGTTGTTACTTGGTTTGGGTTTGCTTGGAGCAGCGTTTGGTATTGATGCGGTAAAGCAAGCACCGTTCGATAGGGCATATCGCCGTCTCGAAAACGAATGGGGCACTTGTACATCGGAAGAGAGTAAGCGGTGTGATGCTTTGAAGTATGCCGTGCAGAACGGTTTATGTTTTGAGAATGAAAAGAAGCCTGTGATTGAGTGGCAGAAGCTGAGAGATCTTCAGTGGAAGTATCAACTGGCTGGCATCTCTTGGCCGAGAGAATCTGCGATTCGAGATGTGTGCCGTCTGGCAGCTCGTGATCGTGGATTTGAGTATAAGGGGTATCTGCGAAACACGTTGACGTTTGGTTATATCACTGATCCGAAAAACATTTGCAAGCTTGGTATTGTAGATTGAAAGGGGATTTGAAAATGAATAATAATCGCAGAAAAGCTATTAAGCAGACCATTGATCGCTTTGATTTCATCCGTAAGAAGCTGGAAGAGCTTGTATCGGAGGTCGAAAGTGTAAAATCAGACGTCGAGAACATCCAGTGGGAAGAAGAAGAGTATCGTGACAACATGCCGGAGAATCTGCAGGGGGGTGAGCGGTATGATAAAGCAGATGATGCTTGCACGAATTTGTCTGATGCTGTGGATGCTCTGGAGGATATGATTGGTGCTCTGGATTTTGACTTTGGTGATGTGACCACATCTCTGGAGGAAGCGATGGAATGATTAACACAACAAACCCATTGAGGAGAAATGCATGGGCTGTGTTCTTGTATAGAGGTAGGCAAGTTTGTTCGTATCTTTTGCGTAATAGCAATCTTGGGGACAAGGAACGCATGGTAGAACTGCTGGCACGAAGGTACATGACAGAGCCAGAAAATATTGTTGTCGATATTGAATTTAGAGATTGAGGTGATAAAGAATGACCGCGTTTATGATATTTGCTTTGAATGTGGTGTTGATAATGGCAGTGAATAGTAATCCGTTTGCGTTTTGATTAAGAGGTGTGGATATGAGTATGTTGCAAGAAGAGTATAATTTGACGGATGAAGCACTTAAACAGTTGCTTTATGATATTCGACATCCGAGTATGGAAGCTGCTATACGTCGTGAAAAGATGTACAAAACATATTTATCGAATGTAGATGTTGAATATGATGGTGAATCAGAAGTGGTTGATTTTAAAGATTTAGATATTTGACTGGAGGTGTAAATATGAATATTCTGAGTTTTAATGGAAATGAAAATCCAAAAGGGAGAGATGGTGATGCCGTTATCAAGTTAAGCTACCAGGAGCTGTTTAAGTTAAATAATATTTTGTATCACGCTCAAAAAGGCGGTGAGATAAAGGACGTAGTGGACTTTAATATTCGAAGGAATTTTTACATGGCGCTTAATTTGGTTCAATATGGTAGTCTGGATTCTGTTTCGCTAGAAATTATGTTAAAACTTTATGAAAACAATAAAACCTAAATTCTTTGAAAGGATAAATGGGAATGGATAGTAAGAAAACAAAAGAACTGCGGGCTGGTGTTATGAAAGTTGTCAGCTGGTTGGATAATAATTGGCGTTGGATTCATACCAATGATTTTGGAAATGAAGAAAAGGCAATGGATTCCGTTGAGATTTACCATACAGTCTTGAATACTGTTGAGATGCTTGGTGGTGATTGGCAGCGTGACGAGAATGGAAAGCATCGGGTGTTTATCGCCGGAGTTGGTGGAAAGGCAGAGACGGAGTAAAATCCGGGTTCTTATGAGATTGCTGTAAAAAGCTTGACGATAACTGGTTATGCTGTTAAACTTTGCATAATCACAGAATGCGCAAGTATGGAATGAGGTGGACTTATGAATTTACAAGGACTTGAAAATAAAAAATGGGACTTTAATAAACAAGAGGAACTAGCTATCTCTTGGCTATTAAAACATGGCTTTGAGGTGAAATTGAAAAAACAGTATACATCAAAGGATATTTATACGGTAACAAAAGATGGTATTTTAGATGAATTTATCTTTCCGAATAACCAGAAGAACATGAACGTTCGGGCTTTTATGGAAAGATATGAGAAAAATTTTGAAACAAAGAAAGAACTCATAAAATTAAGAGCAGAGGCATCGGCTAATGGTTTGATTAAAGAACGTAGTTGATGTGATAAAAGTTAAGATTTAGGAGGATGTGTTATGGAAGATAATACGAAGGAATTTGCAAGAGCTATTGATACTGTAAATAAATTTTTGGATTGTGGAGCAATTGTTTTTGTCAAAGTAAAAGGAAATGAAAAATTGGTAAGACTTGAACAGATTGATATGTGTGCGCCATTATCATGCCGTTTTAAAAATTCTGATAAGAGCTGAGATTTAAGGAGATTGTAGGATGGTTAAATTGAATAAGTGCCCATTTTGTGGGCATGAAGCGGTTTCCATTAGTGTGTACGATGTTGACGAAAAGTGGAAAGGTTCGCTCGGATGTGATTTTGAGAAAGACCCGGATTACGGTATGGCATTGTATGCCTTACATCACGAAGAATGGATGAGCTGCATTCTTCGCTGTGATGACCAAGAAGAAGCACTTGGCGGGTTGTTTTTCAATTCTGCTAAAGAGGCTGAAAAGTATTGGAATGAAAAGACTGCAATGCTTGACAAAAGCTGAGATTTAGGGAGACATAGTTATGAGTGAATATAAATTAAAGCCGTGTCCTTTTTGTGGTGGAGAAGTTACCGTTGCAGAGGGCAGTTATCGCCAAACACGATGGATGTATGTTACGAGAGGAAACAAAGAAAATAGGTGCAACTGCCATGTTTTCATGGAAAGCAAAACTTACTACTTTGATTCCTCTGAAAAAGACAAGGAAAGAATCAAAGCCGACCTTATCGAAGCGTGGAATAAGCGAGTCGAATAAAAACTAAGATTTAAGGAGAGATACATTATGAAAAAATTCGTTGCTCTATTTGAAGGTTGGAACGATAAGCATGACCATGAGTGTATGTGCTATGTTGTTGATGTAGATGATGACTTTGAAAGTATTTTGAGTATTGAAGAACAGGCAGAAAAGATGGCTCGAAGCGAATATCCTAATCTGAAAAATTTTGAGACGCTTTACATCAAAGAACTGCTTAACAGATAAGAATTAAGATTTAGGAGGAAATAGTTATGCCGAGAAGGAAAACAGTAGAAGCACTGCAATTAACGCCGAAAGAAATAGCTCGGAAGTCGCCTACTTTTATGGAGCTTCCTGAGATGGTAAGCCGTGCTGGTGAGCCTACATACTATTATGATGTGGGAGATGCTGTAGAGATTGGTCATCTTAGCGGATGCAAGATTGATGAAGTCTGCGACGGTGGTTTATATTACGGTGTTTCTTACGATGATGGATATAGGTACGAAACGTGGTTTAACATTCGTAAAGCAGGTGTTGAGAAGAAATCTCAACTGACAGAGAATGAAGATATTAAGATTTCTTACTCAAACGTGACCATTGAATCCTTGCTCCACAGGTATTACTTTTTTGGCATCAACTGCAATCCGAGTTATCAACGCGGATCTGTGTGGACGGATGATGACCGTGAACTGCTTTTTGAGACAATTTTTATGGGTGGTGAAATCGGTCGATTTGTTCTAAAAAACATTGACATGGACGAATGGCATGAAAATCAGAACTACCTTTATGAAATCATTGACGGTAAGCAGAGACTTCTGACACTTGCTGCGTTCTACGAAGATCGGTTCCGTTATAAAGGATATCTGTACAGTGAACTCTCTAAGAAGGATAAGAGAACCTTTGATGAGACTGCAATTGCTATCGCGGATTTGCGGAATCTTTCTAAGAAGGATACGTTGCGTGTGTTCTTGCTTCTGAATCGTGGTGGCAAGGTCGTTTCCAATGCTGTGCTTGACCATGCAAAAGAGCTTCTGAACGAAATGGAGTGAGTGAATATGAGTAGTGTACTTATTTATCGAAAAGTAGCTAAGAAGGTGGAGTTTATCTTCGAGCATCTCGATAAGGTCTATTCGGTGTATTTGAAGGCTGGCGGAGATGTCGTTTGGCTGCAAAGTGAAATTGAACTGTATGAATTTTTGCGCAGCTTATAAAACCAATATTTTTGAAGGGAAGTGATTTTTATTAACTCTAATTTGTTAATAAATCGTGAGCAAAGTGTTGCCATCGTGTGTATAATGTGCTTGCTGGCAGGGAATCTGGTATCGAAGATCAGCCCGGTAATTCAAAATCAGAGCAATTCGTACCTTTATAATAGTAGTCCTCCGGCAGTAAGTGTTGTGCAGCAAGAGGAAAAGGAACCAGAAGTCATCGTAAAAACTGTTATCGAGACGCGTGTGGTAAACTTCAGTCAGGGAAAGCGCGAACTCACTAATGATGAGCGTGCTCTTGCGGAGCAGATCGTTGCTTGTGAAGCAGGTGCTGATAGCCTAGAAGGTCAGATGGCTGTGGCTCAATGTCTTTATGATTCTGCTGTACTTGATGGTCTAACCATCCAGCAGGTCTTTAAGAAGTATGGTTATAGTTCCTTATATAATAGGAAGGTGACGGCAGAGAACGAATTGGCTGTGTCTATGGTGTTTGATTACGGCGCTAAAATTTCAAACAAACCAATTCAATGGTTTGTGACCCCGGCGGCAGCTTCCGGCAGTTGGCACGAGCGCGGAGCAACGTTCGCTGGACAATTTGGCGCACATAGGTTCTATTACAACGCGGAACTGGTTGTGGATGATGCCGAGTGAATAGCATCATCTAAAATTTTAAACTTTTACAACAACAAAAAGATGTATAATATATTGACCAAAACAAAAAGATGTGTATAATATATCTTGAAAGTTGTCTAAATGAGTGGAGGGCGGTGTTTTAATGCGTGAGAGAAATGTTCTGAAGGTCATACGAGTTGATGACTTTTTAAAGTACATAAGAAAAAAGAGAGTGTGGGTTTGTTTTATTTGCAATGGTGTAGATGTTCACATGGTCTGTAACAAAATGAACGATGTTGGAGCAGAGACACATGGGATCGTTAAAGGCATTGGCTTCTTCGGAAACGAAAGTCATATTGAGCTGCGGCAAGAATGCCACGAAGTAAGGAGGATTGAGCTTAGACCGGGCGATAAAGAGAAAGCGTATGAGATGATCTTCGATAACACAAGCGTGTTCGTATCAGAGAACCCCGAGTTGTACGGGCACTAAAAATATTTAAAAAACCTCTTGACTTCTGCAAGGGTATCCTGTATAATATAGCTATGGAACGGAGCTACACTATTATAGAGGAGAAAGACTATGGATAGTAATATTGACCCAAAGGTCGGAGAGGTTTGGTTGGTTGATCTATCCAATGCGACAGGTCACCAGCAGCGCGGTATTCGACCGTTTGTTGTGACGAGCAACAACAAGCGCAACTTCTTCAGTCCCACAATTAAAGGGAATCCGTTGTCTTCCAGAATATACAAGCGTTCTCCGGTTCATGTCCTGCTCTCAAAGGAAGATTGCGATTTTCTGGATGTTGACAGTATCGTTCTTTGTGAAGAGACTGATACACTTAACAAAGGACAGTTCATCAAGAAACTTGGTGTCTTATCGGAGCGTCAGATGAATATGATTGCAATGGCAAGATGCAAGGATGAACCGTTCTTACTCGCAGCATTCCTGAGCGGCGTACAACATACTATGGAATTTCAGAATTTTGCCGCATTTGCTTGATTTTTTATAAGGGTTAATGGTACACTACATATAATAAGAAGGAGTGTGCCACTATGCTTACTGAAGAGAAAATCAACGCTTTTGCCGAAAAGTATTCTGATAGAAGCGGTGAGTTTGTTGTATCGACACTTAACCATGTTATGGATTACGAGGCCGAGCGTGGGTATGAGTTGTTTGACTTCACAAAAGATGATTTTGTAAAGATGTTTGCCAAATACAATTGGGTGAATTCAAGTCGGTCGTTCAGAAATGTAAAGTCAATAATTACAGGTTACATCAAAAGTGAGTATCGAGCGAGCATGTATGACTTGGCTGAATTCTCGGAGAGCGACGTGAGTTCAGACAATATGTACGAGGACAAGTATTTTGCGTCAGCTGATGAGTTTGTTGATTTCTTGGACAAGTATGAAGAACCATATCAGATTCGTATGAACGTGATTGCCGTGCTGTACTGGATTGGTCTTACTTCCGAAGAGGTTTCTAATCTGACAGTTAACGATGTTGATTTTGAATCATGTACTGTTCTGAATAAGACCGGTGTTGACGCGAGATTGATGAATATCATTAAGCAGTGTTATGAAATGAAACAATACGATGCTCCAAATATGGGAGGATACAGAACGTTTTATGTCATAAATGGTGATTACATTCTTCGCAAAACAGAGGATAGAACTGGTGCAGACAGTGATTCAAGAATGTCTACAAATACGATTCATAGTTATTTCACGCGCTTGAATGATATTCTCGAAAGAAGATATCATTCAAAGGCTTTAGACCGAAGACATCTGACCAGAAACGGCGAGTATGTCAAGGTTTACAACTACTGTAAAACTCATCCAGAATTTAATCTTGCAGAACTTAGTTTCGGAAATGGTAAAGATCCTCTTGCGGACATTATCGGAAGAAAGTGCAGCAAGGTTGCCTACATTAGTTTCCGGCAAGGATACAAGGGCTGGATCGAATACTTCCACAAAAATTAAAAACAGGGGGCTTCAGCCCCTTGATTTTAACATTGTAACTATATAACACAGGATACAGAAAATAGTATTTGAATGGAGAATGATAACAATGTCTGATTTCAAGAAATTTCGTGCACTGCTGCAGGACCACTTCAATGAGATGGTGAAGGGCGAAAACCCTCTGTTTATCACCGATGCAGACGAGGATGAACTGTATAATCTGTATCTCGACAGCTTCCCAGCTGGCACGAATGAGTTGTTCCGTAAGCGGCGCGAGTATGACTGTTCCTGCTGCCGCCGTTTCGTAAAGAACATCGGTAAGCTGGTTTCCTTTATGGATGGTCAGATGGTTACCGTCTGGGATTTCGATACCAAGTCCGATGTTTATCAGCCGGTTGTGGATGCGCTGGCTGCCTATGTGAAAACCTGCGCTGTTGTGAACCCGTATTACGTCAGCCGCAATATGATCTCTGATAGCAAGTTTGGCACTGAGATGAACTATGAGTATGACGCTGATCATAAGGCGGTTCATACCTGGGATCATTTCGTTGTCGAGATTCCTCAGCGGTTCATTGTGCGTCCCGATGACGTACCTACCAAGATGGCTCAGTGGCGTGATTCCGCCAATGTGTTCAAGCGCTCTCTGGAGGAGCTAACCATGGATGCCGTGGACACCGTGCTTGAGCTGATTGCGCAGAACAGCCTGTATCGCGGTAAGGAGTTTGAATCTCTGGTTCGTGGCTTCAAAATCGATAAGCAAGTGTATGATCGTCTGCCTGATGAAAAGAAGTCCGCTTATGTTTGGATGGCTCCCGGCGGAGCTTCGATGAACCGGCTTCGCATCCGCAATACGGCAATCGGTACTCTGCTGGTGAACCTGAGCGAGGGCATGGACGTGGATGCTGCTGTGTCTGCGTTTGAGGCCATTGTTGCTCCCGCCAACTATAAGCGTCCTAAGGCGATTTTTACCAAGAAGATGCTGGAAGACGCACAGAAAACCGTCACTGAGTTGGGCTATATGAACAGTCTGGGTCGCCGGTTTGCTACTCTGGACGACATCACCGTAAATAACGTTTTATTCTGTAACCGAGACGCAGCCCCTCGTATTACTGGCGCTGTGAATCCGTTTGAAGCAATGGCGAAGACTGTCGCAATCGATCCTAAGAAGTTCGGCCGTGCAGAGGAAATCGGTATTGATAAGTTTATCAAGGACGTGCTGCCCACCGCGACTGGTCTGGAACTGTTTATGGAGAATCGGTTTGAGAAGAATATGACGTCTCTGATTGCTCCGCAGGATAAGAACGCGCCGTCTATGTTCAAGTGGGCGAATGGTTTCAGTTGGGCGTATACGGGTAACGTGGCTGACAGCCAGATCCGTGAGAACGTCAAGAATGCAGGCGGTAAGGTTGATGGCGTGTTGCGTTTCTCTATTCAGTGGAACGATAAGCAGTGCGAGTGGGATGAAAATGACCTTGATGCCCACTGTGTTGAACCGAACGACGTTGAGATCTATTTTGGCAACAAACGAGATTGGAGTACTGGTGGCAATCTGGATGTAGATATTATTCATCCTGATCGCGATGAGGCCGCTGTTGAGAATATTACATGGCCTGACATCAAAAAGATGAAGGATGGTAAATACGAGTTCTTTGTTCATTGCTTCTCTAACCGTGGCGGCAAAACCGGCTTCCGCGCAGAGATTGAATTTGATGGTCAAATCTACTCCTTCAATTACAATATTCCGCTGCGTCAGACTCAGAATGTTTCTGTTGCTACTGTTGTGTTGAATGATGGGCAGTTTACTATTAAGGAACATCTCAATAGTTCTACTTCTTCCCGTGAAATCTGGGGTGTGAATTCCAATCAGTTTGTACCGGTGTCCGTAGCAATGTATTCTCCGAACTACTGGGACGAGCAGAGTGGTAACGGTAATCGTCATTACTTCTTCATGCTCAAGGATTGTGTAAACCCTGAAAAGCCCAATGGATTCTACAATGAATTCCTGAAGGCGGAATTGCTACAGCATAAGCGAGTATTCGAGGCTCTTGGTTCTCAGATGGCAGTTCAGTCGGTAGATGACCAGCTGTCCGGCGTTGGGTTCTCTGAGACGAAACATGATTCCTTTGTTGTCAAGGTTCAGGGCGCTACTGAGCGGGTTCTGAAAGTTGTTATTTAAGAGGAGAAATTATTATGGAAAAGAATCTGTTTGAAATTGCAACCCGTAATCGCTATCGCTTCAACTATAAGGGTATTATGACTGTTGAAGATCTGTGGGATCTGAGTGTCGAGGCACTAGATGCGATTTTTAAGACCCTGAATCGTCAGAAGAAGACCGCAGACGAAGACTCCTTGCTGGCTGTTAAGAGTGCCGAAAATACCGAACTGGCAAACAAGATTGAGCTGGTCAAGTATATCGTGTCTGTCAAGCTGGCTGAATCTGAGGCTCGTGTGGGTGCAGCCGAGAAGAAGGCGCAGCGCGATAAGATTATGAAGATTGTGGCAAAGAAGAAGGACAAGGAGCTGGAAGATATGGACGTAGACCAGCTGATGAAGAAGCTGGAAGAGTTGAACTAAAATAGACATTTTATCGTGATTTTTGTTGAAATAATTAACGAAGATACGCTATAATTTTGAGGTAATTTTGATGAAAACCTATGAAAAAATCGAAACGGTGTTCAATCGTGACATCGAAGGTACTAAAAAGTTGATTATCGGTGATTTCCGCAGTGAGACCATCGAGTTCCTACAAAATAACGAGTGGGAATTTACTGAGAAAGTGGATGGCACGAATGTGCGTGTTTGCTGGGACGGTCACAAAGTCAGCTTTGCTGGACGAACTGAACGTGCCGAACTTCCTAAGAATTTGGTGGATGCACTAAATAAAATTTTCGGTACTTCTGAAGCAGAGGAATTGTTTGAACAGACTTACGGTGATAAAGAAGTAATCCTCTTTGGAGAGGGTTATGGTGGCAAAATTCAAGGATGCGGTCATGGATACCGACCTGACGAGTGGTTCATCTTGTTCGATGTCCTGATTGGTGATAACTACCAGAGTAGAGAGTGGGTCAAAAAGACTGCTCAGATGTTTGGCATCCAAGCGGTTCCTGTTTTATTCACAGGGACGATTCGAGACGGTATCAAGTTTGTATGTCGGCATCCGAAGTCTACGATTTCGATTGGTGGCATTTATATGGAAGGTCTAGTTGGTCGGCCAAAAGTTGAATTGAAAGACCGTAGAGGTAATCGAGTAATTGTCAAAATCAAGTGGAATGATTTCAAGGATATCGCTGATACGCTTGGTAATGAGTAATTAAGACATTTTCTTCCTCCGAAAATGCCCTGCGCGGGGCTGACAGCCGGGAAAGACCGGCGATTATATGCCGCAGTGATGGAGTGACATACATTTCCCGCTTAAACCGGGACGCCTGAAACACGGATCGTGGGTTTGAATCCCACCTGCGGCACCATATCCAGAATGTAGTGTAATGGCAGCACGCTGCGTTTGGGACGCAGAAGAGCGATTCGAATTCGACATTTTGGACCAGTGGAGTATTCCACTTGCTTTTCATGAATACCTTCCTATTATTCTTGGCTCTCCAAAAAAACGGAGCAGTAGGACGCAGCAAGCCAAGTTACATAATGAGGGTTCGCCAAGTGGTAAATGGCATC